ACTGGCGGAAGCCCAGAGCGCATGGGAAAAGAAACTGAAGAGCGGCTATGTCCGTTCCCTCCGCAAGGCCCAGTCGGGTGAAACCGACAGCCAGTTCATTTCGGGCGGCGTGGAGCCCATGCTGGCCCACAAGTGGGAGGGCGGACGTCATGCCCAGTTCCCGTCCTTCGTCCAGCCCAAACTGGACGGCATCCGGTGCCTGGCCGTGATCCAGAACGGCGTGTGCTCCCTGTGGTCCCGTACCCGCAAGCCCATCCAGTCCGTGCCCCATATTGCCGAAGCCCTGGAAGCCTGGTGTCGTGCGGCAGGGCTGACCCGTGGGCAGATTGTGCTGGACGGTGAACTGTACTCCCACGACAAGCGGGAAGAGTTTCAGGAGATTGTTTCGCTCGTCCGCAAGGAGGAGCCTGATCCCCGTGCCGTGGAGATCCAGTACCATGTGTACGACGGCTGGTGCGGTGGAAACCAGAGCGAGGCGTACAGCACCCGTTTTCTCGGCACGATTTGCGAGTCGCACGGTCTGGCGGCAACGGCCAAGGGCAAGTCGCCCATCCGTACCGTGAAGACCTTGCCTGTGGATTCGGGCGAAGCGGTAATCGAGGCATTCAACGAGTTCCGTGAGCAGGGCTACGAAGGGGCCATCTGGCGTGGCGACAGCGGCTACGAGAACAAGCGGTCCCGCAGTCTCCTGAAGATCAAGGAGTTTGACGACAAGGAGTTCACCATCACGGGCATCACGCTTGGGCGTGGACGCATGAGCGAGTGTGCCATTTTCCAGTGTGCGACTCCGGGTGGTGGGGAGTTCCGGTGTAAGATGCGTGGCACGCTTGATGGGCTCCGTGCCATAGCGGAAAACCCCGAGCGGTTCGTGGGCAAGCCCCTGACCGTTCGGTTCCAAGGCTATACGGATGACGGGATTCCCCGTTTCCCCGTGGGCGTGTGTGTGCGTGATTACGAGTAAGAAAGGATTCCCTGTGGACGAGACTGACCCTATGCGAAACACCCCAGACATCTCTACCGAGAACACCATGACCGTGGTTGTGTTCCTCCTGTTTACCGTTGCCCTGGTTTCAGGCATCGGCTGGCTCATGTGGCTGAACTCCAACCTGGGATAAACCCATGACTAACTGGAACAAGTACAGGCCACAGAAGCCCGTGACGATTTCGGCAAACGCTACGAACAAGACCTACACGAATCAAACCGTGAAAACCCATAACTTGCCCACAACGCTTCCGCCCAACGAAAAGGACTTCCGGTACTTGCTGCGTGGTCGCCTGTGTTGGGCGGTGTGTGGTCCCAATGACCCCAACAACAGCGGATCGTGGATTGTTTTTGTGGCAGGTCCGACCACGAATGGTGCTTGGGGAACCGAGTTCGATTTGGTTCAGGTGTGGAAGTTCGACAGCCATTTCAATGCTCCTCCCGCACCCGAGTTCTTTGTTCCCCAAGCCGCACCGCCTGACGGATTCATCATACACTCCAACGGAGCGTACATGCGGCTCCAGGCGGCACGGGACGCATGGAAGAGTTTTGTGGACAACGGTTGGACTCCTTTTGCGGGAGACATTCACGCATGACGGACATCACAGAAATCCTGCGTAGCATTGCCAGTACTCATCCGCCCGATTCGCCCCATGCCGTAAAGATCGGCGAGGCGGCGGTGGAGATCCAACGGCTGCGTGACGAGAATGCGAATCTCACGCAACGGATACAGGATGCGTCCATTCTCCTGTGGGATTGGGACGGATACTGGAATCCAGAGGCAGGCACGGGCAATGCCCGTGAACTGGCAGGACTTGTTGAATCGGCGTATACACTTCTTCAAAACGAATCATGGAGGAAATCAAATGAATGACTGGATTATTGGATTTGGAATGGGATTCGGGGCGGTCGTGGCAGGGGTTGCGTTGGGACTCCTTTGGTGGTATATTACCCGTTCGGTGTCCAACGGAATGAGAGGAATGGATCACGATGAATGAAGCGAAGGCCACAACTACCGACAGCATTATCAGCCGATTGCGGTGTGGCTCCAGGCACTCCATTCTCAACGTGGCCGATGAAGCCGCCGACGAGATCCAGCGGCTGCGTGAGGAGCGTGACGAGGCACGGCGAAATGTGTGCTTCATTGAAGCAGCAAATCTTTCCTTTGGACCGGATGGAATTCCGTACCATCCATCCGTGGCACACAAGATTGCCGAAGATTACGGGTGGGACTGTTTCCAGGACAAGAGCAAATGATTAACGACGGAACACTTGAATCTTTCAAGACGGCATCCATTACGGATAGGGACAAGCAGTGGAGGATGCGATTTGTGTGGACTCCTGCCCAAAAGGTCTACAACGAAGTTTTCGTAACCCTTACAGACATGACCGGCGACAAAGCCGCTTCTGCTTTCAGGGTAAACGAGTTGGAGTTTGTGGGTGACGGAGTGTCGAGCGAACGTCACCTGTGGGTGAAAACCGATGATGCTCGCAAGTGTTGGATCACCATGATTGATTGTGGATGGAGGCAATAATGACCATGATTGGAATGTCTAGTGAACGTTGGAATCGTTTGACTGAAACGGGCGAGGCTCTCACCGAAGTGGAGATGGACGCAGGCTGGCACTGGTGTCACGAATGGGATGGACTCCCGATCGGACCTGGAATGCCCGAGGCCATCTGTTGTAATTGTGGTGTGCCTGCGGTTGAGGCATGGAAGGCAAGCGAAGACGCACGACGGCTTGCGGATGAACAGAAAGAACTGAACGAGGAGTTTGAGATTCTTTCACGGCAGCAAGCAGCAGAGCAGAGCCAGTTGACCGAGGGAACGGAACCCCGAGAAGAACTTTCTGATGAGGAGTTCTTTTCAGAGTACGGTGAAGACGAAACGGAAGAAGCGAACGAGTGTAATGAACACTTCAGGAACAATCCCAATGGGGACTGAAACCTATCAGCAAAAGCGTGTGTCGGGAACCGCATGGACTCTTCAGGCTCCAGGGAGCACCATCGAGGCCGAGTTCGTGGTGCGTGATGATCCCCAACACCCCAAGGCTGGTTTTGTGTATGTGGCCTTTTGGGATCAGGGGAGTGCCATCTCGTTCTCTTGGGTGCTCTTCCAGCACATAAAGGGAATAAAGTGGAACATGACTCCTGTTATTAATTCTGGAACGATTCATCCCATGTCACATTACCAAGCCATCACCACGGTTGGGTCCAAGCGTTTTGATTTTACTTTCATCGCTCCCACCGATGGAACCCCACAGAAGTACGCTCTGGACACGGAGAACTACATGAGCATTGGAAGTGCCCGGGGACTCTGGACCTTGCTGAAGGAAAACGGATGGGACATGCTCCGAAAACCCAGTGTTGCCCTTGATGCTTTTTCTGCTGACTAATCCGCAAAGGTGAAAATCGGCATACACCAAATCTGTTGCCCTTCTCTGGATATTCCAGAATCTGGTGGAGTAAATCCAAAATCTCACCAGAGAAAATCTTTCTTGGAATATCCTGACCCCTTGACCCCATCCCCCGCTTGTGGTATACTTTACCTGTAAAGGCGGAAACTCCATGAACACCATGACCGAAAACATCGACTACAAGACCCTGTGCCGCAACCTCGCCAAGGTGAACTACCATCTTCTGAACGCTCTTGAAGAGAGCGAAGCGGAAGTCCAGAACCTTTCGGAGAAAAACTTGAGCCTTCAGATTCGGAACGATCGTCTCGCCAAGAACAGCGACCTTGACTCGGACACCGTGTTCGACCTCCGCACCGACAACGACATCCTGCGGGACCGTGTGGAGGAGTTGGAGCGGGTCGCCCGCAGCCACGGCGCACTGTGCTCCCGTTGCGAAGTCCTGCTCATCCTGTCCCGCTACAACGATCCGGCGAGTCCGTACGATGCGGATGCCCTTGAGGATCACCTTGGTGGCATCTGCTCCAGTTGTGCGGCGGATGACCGGCTCCGTAAGGAGCGTGGCACGGGCACCTGTATCTCGGCGGGAGCGGACTGAGCCGTGCTGAAGAGCAAGCCCAGCGATCGTCTGTTCCTTCCCCGTGGTGTTGACCGTGATGACTTCGGTCGCCCCCGCAACCGTGCGAAGACTTGGGGAACCAAGACGCAAGACCCCAAGAGTTCCCGTCGTGATTGGCGGCGGGAGATGCGGAGAGAATATGGATTCGGCTGAATCCAACGAAAGCGAAATCCCTTGGCAAGAAACCCGGCGTGGCTATCGTGTGGGCAAAGACAAGCACGGCAGTCTCGGCATTTACGAAGTGACCTATGATGGCAACCAGAAGCCGTGTGCCATCAGCGAAGTTCCCGCTGCGATCACAGGCAGCAACATGTGTGACCTGACGAGCGCATACGGCTCCATGCACGATGCGTTCAACCGACCCGTTCTCTCGATAGAAAAGATCCGCAACCAAAACCGCAAAGGACTGACCTGATGGAAACCCAGAGTATGGCAAAGGATGACAAACCCGGCTTCTGCCTCCGTGTGGATGAACCTGATACGGGCGACGAATACCGCATGGGATCACGGGGCTTTTTCATTGGCTTCGCCAATGGCTATCGAGTCTCGGTACAGTTCGGCAAGTTCAACTACTGCTCGGCTCGGGGCGAAGTGAGTCGCAAGCCGTTCCCGAAGGCCCAATACGAAGCATGGCTCCAAGAGAACTGCCCTGATGCGGAAGTCGCCATCTGGAATCCACAGGGCAATCTGGTTCCTTTCAAGACCTCGGAGAACTCCATCCCTGATGATGTTCGACCGTACACCGATCCTGAAACCCTTGTGAAGATCCTGGAATGGGCAGCAAGCCAGCCGCCCATGCCCCCCGCCTCTGCTCCGACTAACTAAAATGGACGAACATGAACCACGAACAGAAAATCTCACAACCCCGTCCCATAGCGATGGCACTGTCCATCCTTCCGGCCTTTGCCCTGGTTTTGATTGTACTGAAGTTGACTGGCAGGATCGACTGGCACTGGATGTGGGTGCTGGCTCCCCTTGCCTTTCACTTCCTCGTATGTGTCATATTCGTCGTCGCAGCGACCTTTCTGGCATGGGCGAGGCTGTTTGGACTGATTGCTGATCTCATCGAAGATTTTGTCGGTAGCACCACGGAGAACAAGAATGTCTGAAACCAACAACAACAACCCCACCAACGACGCTTTCGAGAATCTTCGCAACATGATTCAGAATCTGGAGAACCAGATCTCCAGCATCAAGAGCAACATGCCTCCTGATCCCAAGAATCCTCAGAATGTTTGGGCCAATCCCAAGAACCACCAGTTCGTGGACAACCCCATTAACGCTGCGTGGTTCCCGCCCATGATGCCGCCCCAGATGATGTCGCCTCAGATGCCGCCTCAGATGCCGCCTCAGCCCCCGCAGGTGGCTCCCGATGTGGCACAGTTCATCAGCATGGCGGAAGTCCTCCTGTTCAATGCCATGTACCTGCCGTTCAGCCGTGGGGCCAGCCGTCTTTCTGATTTCTTCGGTTTGGTCCTCCAGGCGAAGGCCCGGATGAGCCGTGAGGATTTCACGGACCAGGATCGTCAGGCTTTCGCCAACTGGTGTAAGCAGATTGGCAACATCATTGACCTCTCCCAGAGCAAGGGCGTGTGGCTGCTTGATGACGAGCGGGAGTTTGTCCACAGCATGGCTACGGGCAATGTGTGGAACTACGAGGGTGGTCCTGGTTCGGATGAGGGCTTTGACGGAGAGGGGGAGTTCCAGTGAATACCATTCCTCCACTCCACCGTGGCTGGCATCGTCCTGCGAAGCCCCAGCCTGGCCCGTCCACTCCGCCTTCGTGGATTGACCGCCGATGGGTCCGCCGTCTGAAGAATCCCAACACCATTCAAACCCCGAGACTGGAGCGAAGTCGATGAGCGAAGAGACACCGATCGACCCTGTTTGGAAACTGCTGCTTGATGAGTTGCGTCGGGCGGAAGTTGTGGTACACTTCACGAAGCGTGACGGCACAAAGCGGCAGATGCGGTGTACCCTGAAGGAGTCCGCCATTCCCCAAACCCCTAAGGCCGAAGGCGGACGGACCCGCAAGAGTTCGCCTGATGTTCAAATCGTGTGGGATCTGGATGCGGGCGACTGGCGTTCGTTCCGTCGTGAATCCATTGACCACTATGTGCTGCTCCCGTTCCCCAAGGAGGAAACCTGTGCCTAATTGTCTTTCCGAAACCCTAACCGTGTCCTTTCACCAGTCCCCGTACGGCAAGAACTGGATTGCCTCCATTCATGGAATTGATGTGGACGAGAGTTGCGACGGCTATACAGCCAGCGAACTCCGTGAACTCGCCGAGCGATTCAATCATTATGCCAGTGTTCTGGATCGAATTAATTCCAGTGTGGACACCCCCATTCTTTTTGATTCGGTCGCCGACGAAAACAAAATTCAGCAAAGTTGATTCTTTCTTTTCAGAGGGACTTGACTCTTGCCGATGAACTAGTATACTAGTAGCGTACAGGTGAGGGTACGACAGACGGCGTATCCAAGCCTCCAAACTGAACCCGTCTGACTTGTAGGAGATTTTGTATGAAGACTCGTAGCAACCGTTCGACTCGTTCCAGCACCCGTTCCAATTGGGATCTTGGCACTGCCACCATCACGGTGGGTGACTCCTCGTACGAGGTGACTACCTTCGGTGGTCGCTTTGTTTTCGAGAACACCTTCAATGGCAAGAACTACGGCCCCGAGGCCACCCAGTCGGATCGCATCCTTGCGTTCCTCTCCAACGGTTACAGCATCAACCAGGCTGCTGCGACCCGCATGTTCGGGTGCAAGAACCTGAGTGCCGCCATGAGCGTCATTCGGGCGAAGGTTGAGCGTTTCGGCAACTGGCGCATCGTGACGAACGATGAGGGCACCGAGTACAGCCTGAAGGGTGTTGTCCTCGTTGACCCGCAGGACATGGCCTGATCGAACCTTTGAGATGGCTACCCCCGAGGTAGCGTGATTCGGGCGTGTACGGGAGAAATCCCGTACACACCTTTATGGCAGAAAACAGACTTTTATATTAATGTGGGTGCATCGGAGTGCGCACTCCGAATGCTTGGGGTATGTCCATGAGCCGTGTGGTACAGCGTATGCTGGCCGAGCGACTCCAGGCGAAAGCCTGCCTGCCCACAGAAGACTTGGTTGGAAACCACCAATTAAAAGTTTCCAAAGCCAGCGGGACCGTTAATCCCGCTGGCTATTTTTTACCCATAGCGTTAAAGGTAAGAATCGATCGGCACGGGGTGCTGCCGGTCTGGATTCCCGATGGGACAACCGGCAAAACTCAAGGTCCAATAATATCGGCGGCCCCCGCTCTAAATCCCGCATTTTCAAGGGTTTACGATCGGTCAGTCGGACGGACATGCGGCACTTCTGGAATCTGTCGGGATTCCTCTTGACTCTGCGGCACACCCGATACATAATGTGCCACACAAGTGAGGTGAACCATGTACGATGCCGATGAACATGCTAGTGCTACAGGCACTCCCGTAAACGACCCCAACGACATTTCCCGTGAGTTGGATTTCATCCAATACCTGGCCAGCACCAGTTCCCTTTCGGAAGCGGACGGCAAGCGGCTGGCCGCAGCGGGACAAAAGATACAGTCGGTCCTCTCCCAGTTCCGTCGAACAAATGAGAAGTATCGTCGGGCATGGCTCCTGAACATGCGGGACGGGAGCACCGTGTACTGGAAAGATCCACTCCGTGTGGAGAGCGGATACTATGCTTTGGATTTGACAAACTCGGACTGGACGTGCCATCACGACACCCTGTCCAATACTGAAGACATGGAGTTTGTAATTACGGCTCCATTCGATCCAGAATTTGAACAGACCGTTTCTGCCGAAGAACTGTTTCCTGATGCTGATTGATTTTTAGATTTGGAGTCTGATGGGAATCTATTCTTTTCCACCAAAAGACCAGAAAGCCCAACAGACCCCTTATCCTGCTACATACCGTACCGCTTTGGAGTGAAGCGGAGTCCAATTCACTTCGTACATTTGGAGAAATGTTATATGAGTAAGACGCAAATCGCATGTCTGGGAGCCCTGATCGCCGCCGCCTCTGCCTTTGGGCAGCAAGCACCGGCACAGCCCGCTCCCGCCCAGCCTGAGTTCAAGTTGAATCTGGCTGAAAACTTCGGCTACTATGCCTTTGATGGTGGCAGCAATCTTGCCGCTTTCGACACCAGCCTGAAGTTGGACCTCAGTGATGCCTTTACCGTTGGCGTGGCCGTGCCTGTATACAACCAGGGCGACAACACCAATATCGGTGACGTGTCTGTCTGGGGTGAAGCGGTCGCTATGGAATCCAAGGGCAATCTGCTCGGGGTATTCCATGACTGGTCGCTGTCGGTGTTTGGTGGAGTTGATCTTCCCACGGAAACGGTGTTCGCATCAAACAATGTGAACCCCTTCTTTGGTGCTCAGTTCAACTCTGGCATTTTCGGAGTGGAAGGTCTTCAGTTTGGACAGAGCGTGGAGTACACCTTTGTTGGAACTGATGCGTATGTCCCGCTGCTCGGGGCATTCACCAGTTCTGATGTTCTGAACTTTGGAACTGATCTCTCCTACTGGTTCTCCAAGGAACTCGCTCTTACCGCTGATTTTGTTCAGCAGTACTATGTGGATTCCAGTGAGTACCAACTCCTGCTCGGACCTGGAGCCAAGTGGAATGTGACCCACAGCATTAATCTTAATGCGAGTGTTCTCATGCCCATCTCCCAGAGCGTGAACACCAGCGAGAGCGATTATGTCGTGACCGCTGGCGTCGGCATCGAGTTCTGATCCCTTTCAGAATTGAGGCACACCGACACCACCGAAAGGTGGTGTTTGTGTTTTTGGACTACATATAGAATGTTATGGAAATTATTGGAGGATAGTTTATGTCTAAAGAATACACTCCGGCAGAGCATGAAATAAGAGTTACTAAAACTATAAACGAACTCTTGAAAGAAGGAATTTCTCCCAATGCCTATGCGGAAAGATCGAACAAAGGGGTTCGGTATTCTGATATTGAAATATACTATCCAAAAAATCCAAGGGAAGAAAAGCCTTCAATGAAAACATGGTGTGAGGTAAAAATGAACCACACCGATAATCTTGCTAATGTGAGAGTAATGTATAAAAATGGAAAATGGCAACTCTCTGGGAAATCACAAAATGTGGAAGCGGCCAACATTGTGTGCGAAGAATTAAATGACTCCAACAAAACTAGAGATTGGGTAAACGAGTTAGCAGATTTTTGTCTTATAAAGCGAAAAGAAATCTGGCTACCAACAGAAAGATCCTTGATAAAAAAAGCAGGAATCAACGGATACGAAAATATTGTAAGTCTTGAGAAAATGAGACTGTTTTTAAAGACCAAAACCAATCAGTATATTTTTACCAAGCAAAATTACGATCTTGGAAAACTGGCTACAATACACTATACAATTGGAAAAAACGAACCTGTTCATTACATCCAATCCGGAGACGGATTCTATCTGCTTGGAGACGAAAACCCATTGGGACTAAAAGGTGTTCCAAAGTTCGGAGGAACAGGAAATCTTAGTGTTCGAATTTCTTTGAGAAATTCTACGCAAGTGTATGAAATACAACCAGAACTCAAAATAAGAAAAAACACTATGGAACCTAGTCCATATTCTTGTACACCCAATACCGTAAAGAAAAATCCTTTCTTGAACAAATAAAATGTAGCAGAAAACATTTCGTTATACATATCGCTGTAGTGCTTACGGGGCTACACTAACCTATACTTGTCTTGCTTATGAAAGGAGACACAAAATGACAATACCTACATTGTTTGATTATCTCATCGGGTTCGATCAAGATTTTCTAAGACTTCAGAGCATAGAAATGAAGTCACCAACCTTTCCTCCGTTTGATCTATACGAGGAAAAAGGAAAGACTGTACTAGAGTTCGCACTCGCCGGTCATTCCAAAGAAGACATTAAAGTGTCCGTAAAAAACTCCACACTGGAGATCACTGCTTCACGGGCACGAACTCGCAATCCTGAAAACAAATACCTACACCAAGGAATTGGTTTGCGTTCGTTCTATAAGCAGTACATTCTGTCGGAGAATGCCGTGGTTGAATCTGCGGAGTTCAAGGACGGAATCTTAAAAATTGTAATTGCTGTTGTAGTACCTGAAGACAAGAAAGTTCTTCAGATTCCAATCCTCTAACTTCCCTAAATCCCGTAAGCACGACAGGGCACCACAAGGTGCCCTGTTTTATATCCGTTTGCGTTTAAGTTTCCTGTGACCCTTCGGTGCGTTCAATTTTCTTTTTTCGGTTCGTTCATCGAAAATGGGTTTGTTTACCCGTCGCTGCCGTAGTTTCTTCATGCAGGAACCTCCTGTGGTATTTTCAGTATTTAGGAATCGGCGGAAATCACAAGAAATATAAATACTGTCGGTCTAAAAGGACCAGTGCTGCAAGCGTCGATTACGCTATTCATGCCACTGGAATTTCGCTACCTTTCGACCGTCAAGAGAGAAAAGAGGGGAGAAATCCTCTCTTTTCTTTTCTCAAACTTTCTTTCAGGAATGTGTGAAGAAGGCTTGACGGCGGGTCGATATAGTGTATACTTACCCAAGTCAGTTAGCCCCTATAGCGCAGTTGGTAGCGCAGTTGACTTTTAATCAATTGGTCCCAGGTTCGAGCCCTGGTGGGGGCATTTCAGAATGAGACAACACTCCCTTAACTCAGCGGCTAGAGTGCTTCCTTTACACGGAAGAAGTCGTAGGTTCGAATCCTATAGGGAGTACGCCACCTTAGCACAACGGCAGTGCACCTGATTTGTAATCTGGAGGTTGTGAGTTCGAATCTCACAGGTGGCTCTCTTGCGTAGATCAGTGTGACGCTGACTAGAGTCGTTGACTTGCAAGCAACGATTGAGAATGGGTGCAAGCCCCACTCTACGCTTTGGATATTTTGTGGTTGACTCAACTGTTACTTTTACTACATACTTGTAAAAGGAAGCACACATGAATGTCAATCAAAAAGGTGTAAGAGGTTTACTAAAAGTAATGGATGATCTTCAAGAAAAGGGCTATTTTACTTTTCCTGCTTTCGATGACCATTCTCCTGTAGATTTAGTTGCAATTGATAGTTTTGGAAAATGTTATCGTTTACAGGTAAAATATAGAGAAAAAAATACAAAAAAGAAAAACAACAGATACGATTTTGCAACATCTTCTGTTGTTAATGGAAAAAGAATAGAAATAGATAGATCTATGATAGATGGTTGGGCTATTTTCTTATCTGAAGATAATAAGGTCGTTTACCTTAATAAAAAAGATGTAGAAAACAAAAAGTATATTACCATAGATCCTACAAAAGAATATGGACAGATGGCAGAGTGGTTTAATGCACCGATCTACTAAATCGGAATAGATCAAAATCTATCGAAGGTTCGAATCCCTCTCTGTCCGTTTTGTATGGAAGGTTGTCCGAGCGGTTGAAGGAGCAGCATTGGAAATGCTGTATAGGAGCAATCCTATCGTGGGTTCGAATCCCACATCTTCCGTTGTTGACTAAATACTTGTGTGTCTATGCGGGCGTAACTCAGCGGCTAGAGTTCTTGCCTTCCAAGCAAGATGTCGAGGGTTCGAATCCCTTCGCCCGCTCTTTTGTTCTGAATCATTATAACCTGGAGGTATACCATGTTTGGACTTGGAAATAGAACTACATCTTACGCATTTGCTGCTGCTGCCCTGTTTCTCTTTGTAGCAGGACAGCCGTACTACAAGTACGCATTCGCTTCTCTGGTCTGTGCGCTTGCTCTGGCCTACATGAAGGTTTTCGAAGTGGAGAACAATCGCAGGGAAGACAGCCAGCGGCGTGAAATAGACTACCGCTTTGAAGACCTGAAGGAAGACCTGTACCGAAAAGAAAATACCCGTAGCGGCAAGTAAACCATTTAGTAGAACTGTGGCTCAGTGGTAGAGCATTCCGTTGATAATGGAAGGGTCGTTGGTTCGAATCCAACCAGTTCTATTTGAGGTCTGTTGGCGCAACTGGTCAGCGCATCGGCTTGTCACGCCGAAGGTTGCGGGTTCGACTCCCGCACAGATCGTTGGTCTGTAGCACAACGGCAGTGCGATCCGCTGTTAACGGATAGGTTACAGGTTCGAATCCTGTCAGACCAGTTTTAGCACGAATGCCCGAGCAGCAAAGGGGAGAGTCTGTAAAACTCTTGGCATTAGTCTTCGTAGGTGCAAGTCCTACTTCGTGCATTAGATTTTACAATTTTCTCCTAAACAGACTAGTAGTCTGCCATACATACAGATGGAGGAATAACTCATGTCTGTATTTACAAACACAACAAATCCAAAGCATCAGGGAAGTATTGGAGAGTCAAGAGCGATATATGAATATACAAGAATGGGATTTATTGTATCTAAACCCATTATGGATTGTGATTATGATTTGTTAGTGGATGATGGAATGGCGATTAAAAAGGTTCAAGTAAAAACAACAAAACAACTTCACAAAACAAGCAAAAATCCTATTTGTAATTTAAGAGTGATGGGCGGCAATCAGTCTTTTTCTACAACAAAAAAGAGAAAATCAGATGATTGGGATATCTTGTTTGTCTTGGCAGAAGATGGAAGATGTTGGTCTATTCCATCTACAGAATTTAAAACTGAAACGACTTTGACTATTACAGAACAATTCGACAAGTTCAAAATCTGATCGGGGGGTTCGAGTCCCTCCGCAACCATTATAATTATGTTATGTTGGGCAACTTTCTCTCCTACATAGGGTAGGCCAGTTACCCAAAGGAGAAACAAATGCCAACAACAATCGAACACCAAGCCCACAAGGTAAAGTATGTTTGGACATTCAATGAAGATGTCGAAACTGGAACTTTCTGGGATGGTAGTCCGTACATCATCAGTAAACCTGGATTGAAACTAGTCGATGTGGAAATGCACACCGAGTTTGGGGTCGAAAAGCCGAATCAAATCATTCCTGACCTGGAGTTGGGTTGGGCAGGAAAAGAAGGATTCAAAGGCGAACTGTATATCAATGGACTAGTCAAGAATCCACGAGGACAAGACGATTACGGTTCTGATGGACGAGTACGGAACCGTGGAAATGCGTTCGACTCCCGATCTTTCGGAACTTCGAATAAGGGCTGGACTCCGTATAAGAGAGCACCGGTAAACGGAAAGTGGACCAAAGTTCCGCTTCCTACAAATCAAGCGTCTTCGTATAGTGGATTTGACCTGAATACTTTTCTTGCCACCAAAACTCAATTAGAAAACGGTGGAGTGGATGTGGAACTGGGGGATGTGCTTGTTGTCCAGTGGTCTAATTTTGACATTAACGCTCCACACAAATGGAATGTCGCTAATGCTTTGACCTACCCATATACCCGAACAGTCAGCCGTTCTTGTTGTATGTCTTACGGAACTCTGTTTGTTTTAGACAAGCATCCGGAAGAAGTTTCGTTCCGACCACCAGTCCTTTGGCCCGAAGAGAACCGTCGCAACAGACCGCTCTATTCAGTTTCCCGCTTGAACGGCAAACTACCCGACGCATCGGAACTTGTGGTAAATCCGTGGCCGAGAGTGAAAACACCAACCTTTGTCGGTGATCCTGCTTTCCGCACTTTCTGTTACGGCTTCCCTTTCGGAAACGGAACAACCTATTCGCAGTCCATGCCTCTGTATTCTGGCAGCAAGGACGGCACAATCCATGCTTACGGGGCATATTACCAATCTCCTTTGATTTCTCGTCTACAATGCCTCTATTCCAAAGAGGTTCCTGACGCTCAAAGAGCGGAAGCCCTTAAGGTAATAGTCCAATGGGGTATTGACGCTTTCGGGTCCATCAAGTCGTACGCATGTACTTCTAGTGGTGCTGGTCAACGCCCATGTACGGCACGTCCGTGGTCTATCATTGCTGGTCATTTCTTGGGTGAACTTGCCATGCGTGCTCCAGAAACCACCATGATTTCTGACACCACAAGATCTAACGGGTTCTTGGCAAATAGAGGTGCTGTGACGGAAACTGAAGACGGAGAAGCAGAAACAGGAAACACCAATGAAAAGATGGTGATGATCTACGGCGATCCTAACACAAGCCTTAGTTCCAAAAAGCGTTGGCACTCCTTACAGATTTCGCTTGAAGCACTTTGCTACATGAAGGTTGTGGATCAAGTGGGAAATGTTCTAGACCATAGAACTCTTGGAAAGACCCACCGTAGACTTTTCTCTGGAGCAGGAGCCAATCTTGCCGAAACTCCTGAAGATGTAAAGTACAGTCTGCTCGGAAGTAACTACTACAGAGAAGGTTGGTCCGTATTTTCTGGCAAGTGCGCAAATATACAATGGAATGATGTTCCTGCTGATCTCAATAAAAATTGGGCAGCATCACACGACGGAAAGTCTGGTTCTTTCTTCTACTCTTATGTGAAAGTAGTTTCTGGTCCAGGAGCCGGAGACACCCTTTATCGAATTATAAAGGCATGGGGAGATTTCCGTAATGCCCAACCGAGCGCACAGAAGTTTAATACCGGATACGGGTTTATGCTCGATAAGCCTTGGCAAAACGGCCAACCAGATCAGACTTCCACTTTCGAGATGATTACTTGTACTGAAAAGAATGTGGGAGAGGTGTTCTATCTCATCGGTCCTACCCGTTTCAACGGCATGGCTGATGCGAATCTTTCTCCACACACAGCATATGCCCCAATATGCGAAGCCCTTGTGGTCCCCCTGTATGGTTGGATGAAATATATCGAGCAGAAGACTGGTGCTAATCCAGACTTGGACAAGGATGCCACCCTAGCACACGAGTATGCTTACAGAATAATCTATACAAGTCCATACGAGTGGGTCACTTACAGCACAGATTACCATGCTATGGGTTGTAATCCTTGGGAAACAGCAGTGCTGAACAAGTGGTACGGCAGACCTGCCACTCCTGCTGAATTGGCAAAAACTATAGATTGGACAACTCTTAGTGGTGTGAAGACTTGGATGGGAGTGGATGTTTCTAATCTTGGAAATCCAGACAGCCTTTTGGGATACGATGCCGACTTCAACAATGACGGTCAGGTAAATTCTGAAGACATGGAAATGCTCTTGGCAAAATGGGGAACCAATGACCCAACCTACGATCTTGATAATGACGGAATCGTGGGAGCCAGCGATCTTGCTATTCTTCAGGGGGAATGGGACGAACTAGACGAATTACAAGAATAAAACGAATCTTGATTATAAGAAAGAGGGGGTCTTCGGACCCCCTTATTTCTTTGGGTCTATAAATAAGAGGAATCCACCACCGAACGAGAACGAGGACAAATGAGCACAGCAATCATAACACAGGTAATGGACGGTATTACATTCTCTTGGAGCCTGAGTTCTTCGGGAGATGCGGCTATAGAATCAGGAACTTTCTGGGATGGAACTCCGTATGTGGTTGCCGCCGAAGGTCTAAAAGTCACAGATGTGGACATTGTGAGCCAACTGGGAGCAGGTCTTACTTCAGAAAAACCGTGTAGGATTGCCAACCATGAACTTAATACCTTTAGCAACGGGACGAAGTATTACGGAAACCTGTACCTAAACGGGTTGGTAAAAAATCCCAGAGCAGTGAATGATGTGGATTCAGATTCCACAGGCAGAGAGGGCAACGGACAACAGTTCGACAACAGATACTTTGGTGTTTTTAGTAATGGGTGGACCCCAATTAAGCACCCTCGATCTCCTAAAACCACCGACGATCCCACGGCATACGGAACTGGTGGTGGATTCAATCTTGAAGGATTTCTGACAACCAAAAACCAGTTAGAAACTACAGGGATAGGGCTTGCTGCCCATGATGTGGTAATGGTAGCAAAATCAAATTATGATCCCAACAATCCACGCAAGTATTCTATGAACGATTCCACAGGATACCCGTATCAGAAACACCTTAGCCGAAGTTGTGTTTTAGGATTTGGTGTGTTGTTTGTTTTAGCGGCGCACCCTGCTGGTGGTGGTCAGAATTACTTCCGACCTCCTGTTTTGTGGCCTCAAGAAGACCGAGCCAACAGACCGCTACATCTTCTTTCGGCCATAACCCCAAGAGTCCCAAACAGAGGCGATAGTTCAGATATGGCGGATATTAGGCCAACTCTTGCTGCTGGCACCTGGGGTCGTGGTGTGTTCCGTAATCTTGGAGGCCAGTTCATAAATTTCTGCTACGGGTTTCCGTTTGGTGGGGGAATAACCTATTCACAAGTCTTGCCCCTGTATCCGGCATACGGAGAAGCACACTGTAACAGTAGCAATAGTTCACCATCCGATGCGTATGGAGCATATTTCATTACTGCTCTTCTTGTTCGGTTGACCGCCATATATGCCGATAGATCTGCTGTATTTCTGTCTGACGCCGATCGACTAAAAGCACTGCGCTCCATTGTTCAGTGGGGTATTGATGCGTTTGGCTCTATCAAGAGTTTCAGCGGAACCCAAAGCGGTGCGGGCCAGCGTCCGTGTGTGGCTCGGCCCTGGTCTATTATTGCTGGTTGGTTTTTGGGGGTGGAGGACATGCGGGCACCCGAAACCACAATGTTGTACGGAAGTTATGCTCCAGGCAATCCTACAAATGCGGGAAGACCTCTGACGGCTAGAGGTGCTGCTTGGTTGAACACTTCCATAGGAACAGAAACAAAAACCCTTCGTGGATACAGGTCTGTGGCAGAAGGCGGAACCGATGGTTTGGTCATTACCAAAGAGAACTGGTTCAACGAGGTCTATGGACACATAGACACTGAAGTGGGCAGAAAACGGAGAGCGGCACTAATGACCTCTCTAGAGTCTGTTTGCTACTTTAAAGTGGGAGGCGATCCGCAATCCCGAGTGTTGTATTATAAAAATTTGGGCAGAGCAAGAAACAGAACTTTTACCACGACGAATGCCAAACCCCTAACCGTGAGCACTTCTTCGGTAGATGAAGCCATCCGTATCTACAATGCCGACTCAAACGCATCACAGCGATGGCGTGGGATTGTCGGTAAACTTCAGTGGTCTGAAAACCCGTTCCCAACAGGGTGGCCGGCTTCACACGATGGCAAGTCTCCCACTATTCGATTCTGCTATATTCGTGTCAAGTCAGATCCAGGCAGCAATACCAGCACAACTACCAATTACCGAATACTAAAGTGCGATGGGGATTTCCGCAGCAGCGATCCTGGGACTGGTGGAAAATACACTCTGTACTTGGACCGTGATTGGGTTGGAGGAACCCCGAGCAGCGAAGCGACTTTTGAAATGATGGCTTTCACTGAAGAAAATGTGGGAGATATCATCTACATGATTTCAGTGAACTGGAAAGTTAATGGAGCGCTTGCGGCATTTGTGGAAGCCAATCCTAATCCCACTACGATATACGGAGGGATCTGCTATCCTATTCTTCTTACTCTGTATTCTTGGATACGGTTTGCCAAAAACAAATTGAATGGTGGACAGCCTGTGGACCTGGACGAAAATTCCACTTTTGCCCATGAGTTCTTAGAGCAAATCACCAGAAAAATGCCGTATGCTTTTTACGAGTACAGCACCAAAAGTATGGCTTCTCTTTACAATTGGGAAAGACCAGTTTTGGGGTGGTGGCTGGGAGAAGGGAATCCTGCTCTTTCTTCTGGCGATCCTGACAGATTCCGTCCATTTAGTGATCTTTTGAGTAGTGGGGCGACTGCTGTTGCCTTGGAGTTTGGAGCCAGCGGTTGGGCCAAACTCCCCGGTGTTAAGTACTGGCTGAACGGTGTGTATTTGCCCGCTCTATCATTCAATGATGATCCACCCCCCCAATTGCCTACTCCTGACGACTTTACAGATGCGGGAGAACAGGAAAGCGGTGGTGATGCTGGGGACGGTACAGGGGTTGGTGTGTGTGGAGGGACAGACAGTGGAGCACTACACAGCGACGGTGCTGGTATTTGTGGATGGGCTCCACCCACTCCTACAATCGGTGATAATCCAATAATAAGAGGATACAATCCCATAACTGCTATAAAACCAACTTTTGCTTTCTTTAGCGGATACGAACAGGCAATACTCAGACGGAGGAGAACAAGATGAGCAGTCCCAACTACCTAAGCCCTACAGCATTCCGTGTAATCATACCACGAATGCCTACCCTCACGGACTATATCCAGACCGTGAGCATTCCTTCGCTCACCATAAACTCTATGGACATACAGTACAAGGGATTTCCCCGTGTGAGTGCTCCGTCTTCACTGGATCTTACAGATCAGATTGTGGTGAACTTTGCGGTTGACGAAGACATGGAAAACTGGCAAGAAGTATACAATTGGATGAACTCCATTGTTCTTACGAGCACAAACAACGGGTATATCAATCCTAATACCGAACTGTATTCAGATATCATTGTACTCACATACACCAATGCGAAGAAACCCAAAAAGAAGTTTACATTTCACCAGTGCTATCCTGTAAGCATGATGTCTTTCGAGTTCAACTCCATGACCACGGAAATTGATCCCATCATGGTCAATTGTAATTTCGCATACAAGACCTATGAAATAGAAACGCTTGCTGTAGGAACCCCATGATTCCAAACAAACAAAAAAAGCCACAAGAAAACGAAAACTACTGGTTTGCCGGACATCTATCCGACGATGGATATTTTACACCCCTGCTACTTACGGCACGGGAAATGGAAATAGCCAAGAAAAGAGCAGAACGAAATCCTGAAGATGTTCCCCATCATTCGGTTGCGTTTCAGCAAATATCTGGTGGAAATCCAGTAGGCCAAAAATACCTTTGCTGAAACTTGTCAGACGCCCTTGACTCGGGGGCAAGTACGGGTATACTCTTCACTATGTCCAAACGACATCTAGACCCCATTGACCTTGCCGCCGAACGGGAAGGCGTTGCCGTTGCCCAGCACCGGCAGACCATCAACCGCCCTTTCGGACACGGCAAGCGTATTCAGCAACAGCGTCGTGCCCATATGGACGGTTCCAAAAGAATTGAATGCCGTATTCTCAAGCAAACATTTGATAGGATTCGATATGCGTGATTGCGATACTTGCGGCAAGCCTATTCCTCAGATTAGGCTTGAGGCTCTTCCCCGTGCCACTACCTGTGTGGCTTGCTCTCGGGAGGAAAAGCGTGTAGGATTCATGGATTGGTATCACAAAACAGCACCAGAGTTGGTGGTGGTGGCACCAGAAAACAAAGAAAGCCTGCGTAGGGCTATTCGTGTGAATTGTAGGAGCCGATGATTCGACATTTGGGATATGCTTGCCAAAATCTATCTTTGGCCGAGGGTCGTAAAAAGAAAGATCGGATTCTTACCGATCGAACCCTTCGCCAAAGTGGATTTTCCCTTGAACGGGTGGGGGATCTGGCCGTACAGAACTCTGCCGACCTTTTGCCAATCCTGGAATGGAATCAAAAGAATGGAATCCGATTCTTCCGAATTGGCAGCGGAATGTTTCCTTTCATGGACCATCCTGATCTGCGGTACGGGCTTGAGGATCTCTCCCAGACCCACAGGGATGCCGTTACAGCCGCCCTCGCACGTGCGGGGGCGTACGGGCGGGCGCACGGGATGCGGCTCTCATGCCATCCTGGTCCCTATACCTGTATTGCCTCTCCTGATCCCCAAACGGTGAGCAAAAGTATCTTATGTTTGGAGATGCACTCCCTTATTGCGGACCTTTTGGGATACGGTCCCGAGTTCGCAATTAATATTCATGTGGGTGGAACATATGGGGATAAGTCGGGAACCGCCCAACGGTTCTGCCGTAATTTCTCCAGTTTGCCCCAAACTCTACAGAACCGTATAACATTGGAAAACGACGACAAGGAGTCCATGTGGTCCCTGAGCGATCTCCATTCGTATATTTGGAAAGGGTGTGGAGTAAAACTAGTACTGGACATCCATCACCACCGATTCTGTAATCGGGAACCTGTGACCGAAGCAGCCAGTCTCGCTTTTGAAACATGGGATGGATTCTTAGAAATACCAAAAATACATTATTCGGAATCTAAACCTAATTCCCGACCCCAAGCCCACTCGGACTACATACAGTACCCTATTCCAGATCTCGGTGATCGGGAGTACGATGTTATGATTGAGGCCAAAGCCAAAGACCTCGCACTCCTGCGTTACCGAACCCTCTGTGAAGCATGGACCGGAGTAAAAGTATGACTGAAGCAGAAATTGATGAGATGAAAAAGGAACTGATTCTTCTGCGATCCCAGCGGGAGAAAACTGAAGAAGAGTTCACCAAGATGCGGGCGATGATCCAGCAGTTGTACTCGGATCTTGCTAATTCGGACATGGCAGAAACTGAAACCAGTTCTGGTGATTGTGCGAAGGCCATTCTGGAAACTGTACTTGTCCAGTCGGAAACGGGTGGTGTGCGGGGATCGCCACTACAGTACAACCACGAAACTGGTGGCTGGGCGTTTTGGGACGAGACTGATACAAATCTAAGTAACGAATACCCCACAATTGACGAAGCCCTAGTTCAATTTGCCCATTATTGTGATTATTTGGATTCCCAAACCACCAAGGGTGGAGAGACGGCATGAGTGGATACAGGCTACATATGGACATTCTCCTACCGTTCACCGAAGCCGAGGCTCTGGAACGGGCTGAGGAGATTGTGCGAATGTTGAGCGATAAGGAAAAAATGCGGGAGATGGGTGTTCAGTCTATAAACTATCGGCTTGGTCACGACGAGGACCGGCAGAAGAGCAATTACTTTATTAAGAATAGCAATGGTCATGTGAACAACAAAAAGTCCAAAGTTTTGTTTTCTGAGGACTTGACCGGGGTGGAGTGAGTGGTATACTCTGTGGAGTGTGATGCGCCGTGGGAGGTCTTGGTTATCTCAGCCCGACTTATAATCGAGTAAGACTAGGTTCGATTCCTAGACGGCGTACTGAATGTGATGGGTTCAATTTTAACAATTTTAACAAAGGAGAGTGCCTAATGTTTGTGAAGAGTTCAAGTTTTCATCAGGATTTGCTCAATGTGGTGGGTGTGCTTGCGGGCGGTGTTGCCCTGTACGGGTATGCTGAAGGCAATCACTCCTTGACTGTTGCTGCGGCAGCGGTGTGTGCGGGTTCGTTCTTTGCGGTTTCCCGTATTCTGAACGGGTCGATTCTCCGCAGTGACGAGAACGAGCGTTTCAGTAAGGTGTGGTCGGAAGTAGACAGCCTACACGAAAAGATTGAACGGCAAGACAACGCAATCCACGACCGGATTTTTGAAGTGGAAGACCGTCTTGCGAAGCGGCTAGCGGAAATGGTTCCCCAGTCCGAGTTCAATGACTACATGCGGAACACCAGCGACCGCTTTGACGAGGCTTATCGCCAAATGGAAGATCAATCATCAAACATCTGCCGTATGCACGAACAGGAGACTGAAGCCGTGCACAGGCGGATTGACGAAATCACCGAACTCACCAATGAGTGTCGGGAGGCTTGCGATTCAGGCAAGCGTAGCAAGTAAGCGTTTTACGAAAGGAGAAAAACAATGAGTAAGAACGCTAATGAGACGGTTTGTGGAACTAGTGCTTGGTGCGGTGGGGACTTCCTCACCAGAGCGCTCGGGAAGGTTGGAGTTTCCCGTAGCCTGCTCGTCACCCTCGCAGTTCTTCCATTCGCCTGGAGCGGTGTAGCATTTGTTAAGAATGCCGTCGTCCACGTTTGGAACTTCATCACCACGGCTGTCGCCCAGTGATACTTGGCCCATCACAATGTGGTGGGTCACTTGCTCCCATAGATTAACTGGCTAAATCCCCGCCCTTTCAAGGCGGTGAGTCGGGGTTCGAGTCCCCGTGGGAGTATTCAATCAGAACTAACACGACCTTAACACAACCGTGTCTACATACCTGCTCTAACACAGGAAAACACGGAGGAAAAAATGGAACTAGCACTACTAGGGGCGGGAGTCATATCATCTGTTCTTCTCTATAAACACGGAAAGAAAAAAGGGCAAGAACAGGGATACACACTCGGATACGATCACGGTATTTTCAAAGCACAAGAGTTCGCAGAAATCATAGCCAAACAGCGGACAATAAATGAAAAACTCGTCCCCGGCCATAAGCCAACCAAAGCCCGATTCCACAAGCACGGAAAAGACGTCGCCTGGGTCGGTTGAAACCCGTAACATTATAGACCATTACCACTACTGGAAGCACGAAGCCATTCTTGCGGATCTTGACACCCGCAGGAAAAACTTCACGGTTGTGTGCTGTAATGTGGGTAATGATTTTAATATTGCCACTACCATACGAAATGCCAATGCGTTTCTTGCTCGGGAAGTATGGGTGTACGGCAAAAAGCAGTACGACCGGCGTGGCACTGTGGGCACCCACAACTACACACGGTTTCGGCACTTTCCTACATTTGATTCTCTGCGGGATGCCGTTACTGGATCTCAGGACTCACAGATCGTGTGTATAGACAATGTGGCTGGTGCCAGACCTATTGATACCATGAGGTGGGACCGGAACACCCATTACTATCTGGTGTTTGGTCAGGAACAGGTGGGAATCCCACAGGAAGTTCTTGACTTGGCCCACGACTGTCTGTATATTAAGCAGTACGGTTCTGTGCGAAGCCTGAATGTAGGAACAGCAAGTGGAATAGTAATGTACGATTACTGTTCCAAGGTGGGAGAATAAGCCGAAGTGGATGGAATGGCAGACACGGCGGATTCAAAATCCGCTGCCGCAAGGCGTGTGGGTTCGACTCCCACCTTCGGCATTCATACATAAATTGTAAAGGATAAGGAGACACACATATGGGATACGACCCTTTTCACGCAATGCTTGGTGGCGGCTTTCTGAAGAAGCGTTTGGAAGAAAAGAATCTGGTTCCAGAACCGCTTGTAGAGGCTAAACTGTCTCGTATCTTTCAGTATGTGGAAGATCCCAAGAAAACCTTTGGGATCGTATCTGCTTCCCGCTCAGAACTCCCTGATGCTGAAAACAACCAGCGGTATACGGAACTGAAGAAAAAGGTCCGTGAAATGGGTCTGGGTTTCATCGAGATGAAGGGAGGTTGGACCGAAGGTGGGATTACCTCGGAAGAGTCCAGCCTTTTCATTCCAAAGATTTCACGGGAACAGATACTGGCTCTCGGCAAGCACTACGGACAGTACTCGGTAATGCACAAGGACGAGAAGGAGTTTGTCTACATCGGCACTAATGAAAATGCGGGTGTCGGCAAGATCCTTAGCCGATTCAAGGCCAAGGAAGGGAAAGAGAATATTGATTTGACCAAGGAAAGGGTAAAGGATTACTTTTCAATGCTCCGAAAAGGTTCCCACAGAGGCAAAAAGTTTGTTTTCAATCCCAAGGCAGGACCAGACGAAAAGACAAGAGAGGCCGAAAGCAAGGTTAAGAAGCCTGGTTCTGTTTGGAAAACCGAAGGCGGTCTTTGGGGAGCAAAGAACCGTGCCGGTGAACTGGATTATTTTGAGGATCAGCACAAGGCTGAAGGGTTTGCTAAATCAATGCGTGAGGAGTTTCAGATCTTTGAAAAAGAAGAGTGGAACTTTGCGAAGGCTGCTTACATCCGCAGGGGGTTTGATCCCGCTTGGATTCGTATTGACTGAGTTGAGTGACGGAGAGTAGCACAACTTGGTAGTGCGCTTGCTTTGGGTGCAAGAGGTTGCAAGTTCAAATCTTGTCTCTCCGATTTATCGATATACCATAGAGTAATATCTAGCCGACGAGAACAAAATAGAAGGATCGGTCATTCTTCCGCTCTGTGGTAACATCATCGTAGAAGATCCTATATTGGTATTGTTATTCATCATCATGGCAGCATTAGCACCAGCACCCACAGCCTGACCCATTCTAGCAGATTCTGCTTCGCCTTTGAGTTTTTCATTAGAACTCATTACCTTTTCCATTGCCATGGAAACGTCTTGTAAATTTTTCATTTGAGTCGCATCAAGATTTATCAATTTATCTATCGTAGCCATAGCACTTGATGAATCTGAAAAACTTGCCAATGCGGTTCCTAACCGTTCAATAGCCGAAGCAATCATATTCAGTGCGTTCGCCGCAACCATCAGATCTCCACTAACCGAGGCAAATGCCATAATTTGATCGAATACACTTTTCTTTTCTTCACCAGAAATTTTGGAAGTCGCCCAGTTTAATCCTGAAGCCACGAGCCCGCCCGCCGCTTCTCCAACTCCTCCCACGGCCATCGCAGCACTAAACACTCCTACTGCTGCGGCGAGTGCGACTATAGCGGCAGCAGCACCGAAAAGATTACCAGCACTAGATGCCAATCCATTCATAGTGGCCGATAGAGCCATAAGTTTTTCTGTGTCTATAAGGGATAGGCTAAACGCCAAAGGCAACATACCCAATCCAACGGCAGCAAGCCCTAAACCTGCTAAAATTAGAAGGGGAGAAAGTATCGCCATTATTGCTAGTCCAGGAGCAAGAGCAAGCAAACCCATTCCAATGCCTGTTAAGAGATTAGGATCTATACCTTTAAGTAGACTCAATCCGTATGCGAATGGTATGAACGATGCTCCTATAAGGGCGAGCAATCCCGCTCCTATTGCGATTGCCGCAGCACCAATTCCACCACTTCCAGTTGCCAATATACCTATTCCCAACGCAAGAGCAGATATTGCCACTAACGCACCAACCGCACTCCAAATTACCGCAGGATCTACGGCTGTAATAAGAGTTAGGCTTGCGGCAAATATGGCAAATGCTCCAGTAACGGCAAGCATGGTTAATGCTCCCTTTAATACATCTCCATACATTTTGCCCATTGCCACAGCCGTATATGACAGAGCAATGATAGCACCAGTCGCTAGCAAGATATTTTCCCAAGGAACTTCCATAAGTTGTTTCATGCCTAAAGCGAACGGTATTACTGATGCTCCAACAAGTGCCATACCAAGGGCACCTTTGGCTACATCCCTGTTTCCAAACTTCTTCACTCCATCGGCAATGGCTCCCAAGAAATTTGTAATTCCAGAGAAAGCCCCACCACCTCCGCTAGATGTTGGAGCAACAGGAGTAACTTCTTCACCTTCACCTCCACCAAGTAGTTCCATTCCCTTTTCCAAAATCCCGGCTTCAGATTCTTCACCAGATTCTTCACCAGATTCTTCATCAGATGTGCCAATTCTTTCTTTAGTTAAAAAGTCGTAGATGTTTTTGATAATCTTTTCTAAATGAATATCATGGGTATAAAGCGATCCTGGAGTGGTCGCTTCTTTGGTTAGGGTGCTTATATCTTCCGCCGTAGTTGTGATCGAATCTGCCACATCTGCTCTTTCTGCTTCTGTGGTAGGAACAAGTTCCTCTTTGCCCTCCAGTCTTTCTGCTTCTGTGGTAGGAACAAGTTCCTCTTTGCCCTCCAGTCTTTCTGCTTCTGTGGTAGGAACAAGTTCCTCTTTGCCCTCCAGTCTCTCTAGTCTTTCTGCTTCTGCGGTAGGAACAAGTTCCTCTTTGCCCTCCAGTCTCTCTAGTCTTTCTGCTTCTAGTTTTTTATTTGCTTCTATTCCTTCTCTGACAAGATCTTCTAGTCCAAGATCTTCTGCTTCCTGTCGCCTATACTCCTCTAACTTTTTCATATCGTCTTCATTAAGAGTAGAAAGCGCTCCACGGCCAGCGGCGGCGGTCATAATTGCTTCTGCTTTTTGTGTTTTTTCTAATCGGGCTTCTTCACTAGACGCACCAAAAGCACCAGTTTTACTGAGTCCCAATTTGCCTGTTACTGCTCCGAAAAGATCACGACCCATTTGGGACAACATTTCGTCTGGTCCTTTTCCTTCAAAAAGGAATCCATGTAAACCACCAGTGAAAGAACGAGCAAACAGATTTTTAAGATAGCCTCCGGTTTCTGTTTTACCCTCTATCTCCTCGCTTTTTTTAATCGTTCCTCTAGAGATCTCATTTTGTTCTCGCAAGAAGCGTATTTCTGCTCCAAGTCTTACCAATCTCTTCTCTTCTTCGGAGGTGAGTTCGCCCTCTTTTTCTTTTAATTTAGCGTATCTGGATTCTAGTCTTACTAGCAATTCTTCTCTTGACTGTAGAACAAGCCTTTGTCCTTCAATCACACCCTTCATTCTTGCCCTAGCAAAATCTTGTTCTGTTTCTGTGTTTGCTTCACGAAGAGCAGCCACAGCAGCACCCATTCTCTTAGTCATAACATCTTCAAGGGTGAATCTTGATTGAATTTTTTCCACAATGCGTTTCTGACCGTCGAGTTCTGCATTAAGTCGTTCTTCTAATGCTTTTTTTCGTTCTTCGTTTTCTACTTTTCTAATTTTTGCTAGTTCTTCTGGGAACTTTTTTTCCATTTCTTGTAATTTTTGTTTAGCCGCCTCTAAGTCTTTTATATTCTTCGAAGATCCGAAAAAAGCATCAAGATCTTCGTTAATTGCTTTTCTTGCTCGATATGCTAATTTTTCAGAAAGACTCATTGAAGACATTAATACTTTTTCTAATCTATCGGCATCAAGAGTATGTCCTAGATCAGCGATGGCAGAAATAGACATCTCTGCCGCTTCCATCATTTGCGTGGAATAACGACCAAATAGACCACCAAATTTAGCCATTTGCCTTTTGCGATCTTCTGGCATCTCTATGTTGAGAGCGGCAGAAGACAGTGCTTCTAGTGCTGCGGCTACTTTAGAGTCTATTGGTCTTGCCATTTTACTATCTCTTTCTGCTTCTAGACGAAGCCGCCTTCATTTTGGCGTTTTCTGCTTCTATCCGTTTGTTTTCTTCCTCCACATAATTTCTAAGAAGGGTCACGTATATGTCTCTCTCCCAAGGTATCATATTTTCAATTTCAGTTAAACTGTATTTATGATGCTGCATCATCTGAAAGTTCAGATTATAATAATTAGTCAGGCTATTGTGGGAGAGACAGAACCGAAAAAATCTTGAATGCCCCGCAGAACGATGTCTTGCTCATAGGAGCATTTTGGGCACTTGAAATGAACTCTCTTTTCCACACGGGGAATATTTGTTATGAATTCCACCATTTTGGTAAATGGTTCACTGGTGATGCTTTCCATAAATTCATTTATTTCTTTTGCGGAGTAGGTTTTCGGGTCGTAGGTTTTTTCTCCATCAAAGATCATGTCGATACACTTTGCCAAGATAGAAAACACTGTTTCTGTATCTGTTTTTTTATTTCCTAGTGCCGCAGTAGCCGCTTCTGCTATTTGAATTGTTGGATACACCATAGTTAAACCAAGAGTATCGGTTATCATTATTTTATAAGGGCTGCTATAGTTTGTGTTCATGTTTACTTGTATTCCGGAAAGATCTATTTTTATCTTTCCGGAAAGAGAACAACCTGGGCATACAACTACTGGTTCTAGCACCTCTCCCACAGACTTCCCCCGTATCTGTATGAAAATGTGTTCCACATCAAATACAGGCATTGAATCTACAGAGATATCATCGTCTATGCAATTTGATAGTATCTGTTTGATTGCCTTGTTTTGTGCTTTTGTGTCTCCCGTTTCCATAGCGAGAAGGAGTATCTTTTCTTCCTTCACCAAGAATGGACGGAAAGTTACTTTTTTGCCCGTGGAGGGCAGGGTTGTTTCATATTTTGGTACACTAATTGTTGGTAACGCCATTATATTCTCCTTATTTTAATGATTTCATGGCACATTAATTTTATTGTTCTTGACCGACATCGTGACGCATGGTATTTAGCAGATAGCAAGAAAAGGTTGCTGTGGCCTTTAGGTATTCTCCACCCTCGGAAGAGAACGAAATGCTCTGAAGTGAAGTTGGATATAGACCTTGAATGGTAACAAGTTCTTGCCCTGCTCTGTTTGATATTCGACAGGAGTTGTCGATACAATACTCTTTAAAATAACCACTAGTATAGTAGACTTCTCCGCCGCCCAACACCCCTATCGCTTTTACGGCTTTCATCCACGCCTCTATGCTATACAGCACTCCAAAATCTCCAGTCAAACGCCAAGACATTTCCATGTCTCCCACGGTAATGTCTGTTCCTAATTTGGCTGTAAGAGAGTTTGCTATTCTGGAGTCTGAAGTTTGTATGGTTCGTTCAGGAATGTTTACTGTTTCAATGTAATCGTTGTAGTTGTTCAAGTCTCCCACATGGAGGCCGGTCCAAGTAACACTGAAATCAGAGTTAAGAACATAGTCCTTCTCTGCGGTTCTCAATTTAGAGAGTATGTTTACTAGGGGTGTGCTGGATATGCTCGACATCTTAATTTCCTTTACAGTCTGCCCATGAGTTCACGAATCTTCATTTTGGTTTCTATCCAAACCTTTTCCTTGTTTGCTTTTCCTCCACCGGCAACATGGAAATCAGTGAAAGGAAGAGATACCGCATTTGCCCATTCATTGGATGGTATGATTACCACCCTTCCTATTATTCTACTTATATCATAAGCCCGCAAACAACTCAGTCCAGCCACATATTTCATTGTTTTCAGGTCTTCGTATGTTATCCGAAACATCCCCTGTCCTTTGGCTGGAACTTTGAGTCCCTTTGCTCCATTTGCCAAGCCTAGCATTCTGTCTACTATTTCTGCCCGTATATCTGGCGGCAGGAAGTGAAGGTTTATCCCTAGCAACAGGTTTTCGTGAAAGCCCAAAGAAATCACAATGGGTGTTGCGTCCCAGTATTTCAGCGTTTCATACCCTTTAGGAAGATAAGAAAAGACGAACATTCTCCCTTCCATCATCAAATACTTTTTTGAAGACTGCCGTTGTCTAGAGTTAAGGATGCTTTTCTTGATCTGATTGTTTGGGGGCAGAACAATACCACCCTCTTCAATCTTGTTTAAAAACCAACTTGCGGCCCCAGGATCTGAGCCAGACAGTTTTGCCTGCTCCATCAGGGCTTGTCCCATCCCCTTAAGGATGTTTCGACTTGTCCGAAGGTCAACTACTTGTGGTTTTTTTTGATCTCTAGGCATTTTATTAGAATATGTCGTCTTCGGTCAGAACGACAAACTCCCATCCCCTTTCTTCTGCGAACCGTTTAGCCGCTTCCCACTTCTGTTGATTCACCATCCAGGTCTTGGCTTCGTATATGTAGTTTGATTTTTGCTTTTTCGTGGGTTTCTCTGGCTGTTTGGGTTCTTTACACTGCTTTTTGGGTTTGATCTCCACAAGGGACACCTTGCGTCCGCCGTCTTTCCCCGTACTCTCGATTACAAAGTCTACCAGGTATTGGTGAACACGGTCGTCCAGTGGAGATAGATACGGTATCTTTATTACTTCTGATCCCCATTTAGTTATGCTAGTATTGGTGTCGCAATACACCATGAATCGGCGCTCCCACAGGGACCGATACTGTATGTTTCCGATGTTTCCCACATACTTGTTGGGGTTTTGTGGTTGATACTTACCTTTGTACGACATAAATAGTTCTGAAACGAGAGGAGAACATGGCATCCCTTACCTATCCTAATTCCATAAACAGCGCAAGAGGAGTCCCGTATGTGATATTCACTTTCTTGGATGGGCCTCTTACTGGACCAGTCAGTGCTTCAACAAATGGAGACAGTATTACCTTATTTATGCCTCCAGCATTTCAAATACAAGACTCCCATGACTACGAGTTTAAAAAGGGTGGAGCGGCTACTCAAGTGTTTCAAGGTATTCTTAATTTAGGAATGGGGAATGGTGGGGTTGGAGGCAACGCTCTTGGCGGTATAGTAGACGCCGCCTACGGATTTTTCCAAAGAGGATTTAAGGGAAATTTGGAAGGGGCAGACGCATTTGGTGCTGCTGAAGCAGGTGCTGCGGTTCGAGATCCCAAGTTTTTCAACTATAAAGAACCAAAGCCCCGTGAGTTTACATTCAACTACAAGTTTGAACCAAAAAATCTTGGCGATGCCCAAGCAATGATAGCGATAATTCAAAAGTTCCGATTTGCCTCTTATCCTTCGTTGCTTGGAACAAAAATTTACGGCGTTCCTTCTTCTGTGTCTATGTCTTTTCATAATTTTAATTCCACTATGGAAAAAAATGAAAATATGGTTATTAAGCAAGTCAATACAACACTCTCGGAAGGAGAGCAAGTTATGACTTTTAGCACAGGAATACCCACACAAATAGGGCTTCAATTAGAACTAGCAGAAACCAAACTCATCACCAAAAGTGGCGATGAACTCGTTGGTTCTCCGACCTAATCAGGAAATTCAATGGCATTCCAATACTTCTCAAAACTACCAGTAATAGATTACCCTATATCCCAAACCCAAACTAAACGGGGAAGGGATATTCTCCACAGATTTTTTGTGGACCAAAGATATGCAAAGATGAATGAATACCTTATGCAGTATAGGGCTGAAGACGGAGACGCCTTGGATGTTATTTCTGCTAAACTATACAAAAGAGCGGATTACCATTCTATCATAATGTTCATAAATCCTGCCAAGGGGGTGTTTGGTGGTGGGTTGCCTGTTAGTTCTGCGGTACAAGAAGAATATATGGATGCTGTTTACGGCGACACCGTTCATGTATTAGATCCTATTTTGCCACCGGCAGTCATATACGATTGGGCACCAGTAACACCAACTTTCAATGTTCCTGAAATTAAATCTAAACTAGAAAGTATCCGTGCGGAACCGTACATCTATGTTTCGCAAAACGAATTTGGGGGACAACTTCTTTCAGGAGTTATTGACCCGAGCAATGTGGTAAGTTTGATACAGGGTAAGTACGGCAGCAATCCTAGTGGATGGGGAATGTTGGATTTTGAAATTCCGTTCCAATCTGTATTGGAAGCAGGACCGTCAACTGGTGGATATGCTACATGCGTAAACAGTCTTGTAAGCACAATGGAGGCGGTAAAATCCGCATTCCCACGGGTCCGTTGGACATACTATGGATTTCCTGGTCTGTCCTATTATCCAGGTGCTGGAAATCTATGGGCTTTTGCCAGCGAATCGGCACGAAAAACAGAAATCGAAAAACAGATTCTTGGTTTTAGTCCAGTTTTACGGGTAATGGATTGGTATTCACCTTCTGTATATGATGTATTCGACCAGAGCCATCCCGCTATGTCTGTGGGGGATGCTGCTCAACACAATGTGAACGAGCGAGAGTATCGAATTGCCCGTGTAGGGGTAGTGAAAGAATTTCTAAGCAGAAATGGGTTGGGGCATCGCCCCATACTGCCAGCCGTTTCACCGTTCTTTGCGCCTGGTGGGGGGCCAAGTGGAGTAACTCTAGAAAATAAAAAGATTCCGTTCACCCAAATGGTACAAGATCAGATTCTTCCGTTAACAGAAGCAGGGTGTAACGGAGTTGCCATATGGTCTGCTGCTGATTTTTATGCGGCACAAGCGCTCACAGGAACTGATGCTGGGAATTCCATACAAGTCCGAGTTCGTCCCATATATACGGTTGACTACTTTGCTGGAATAACTCCTGGAGACTCGGGAACTCCTGGGTGGACGGCGGCGGCAACCCGAACCAAACTGTTGACTGGTCTAGGGAATGCCGTGGCAGACATGGCCGTGGCAGCAGCAGGCAATAGCGGACTACAAGAGGGGCGTGACATCTACCCCATCTTTGGTTACGGTTTGGAAGAGGGAGAAACGGTATTCTCTTGGTTCCCCGCCAATCCCAATCAAGAGGTGGATACAGAAACGGCTGCGGTGGTAAGAGAATGGAATCCACGCCTAATGACCGTAAAATTGGACCAAACACGGGGATCGTTTCCTGTGGGTGGAGTTATAGGAAATGAAAGCAAAACTGCCCTGTTCCGTGTGACTAAAAAGATCCAAGAGAAGGATGCCGTTCACCATTTCGAGGCAATACAAGATACTTTCAATGGAACTCCGCTGAAGAAAGGATCTATTATTGATCCCCTGTCTGCGGTGTATCCTGTTAGTGGCGGAGTGGTATTGACGCCAATAGGTAATCCTGGTATTTGCGGTGGATCGACTGGCTCTTATTTCAACAGCCTTGTGTGTCTACACAACACAATTGGTATTCCTCCTGCCATATCTCCGTATATCAAAGCCGTTTCCAATCAGGAACAGGAATACAGAAATATTGAAAGCAATAGAAACATGATCGTTCCTTCCAACAATCCAAATCTGCTAGAAGGTTTAGTGACCGCAGTGGAAGAAATACTTGATGGAGTTCAAAGATAATGTCTAGACCATACAGCAAACCACTAGACTATATTGTAGATTTCGTTGGTATATCGAGCACTAAATCAGACGACAAAGAAGTTATCGTTTTACACGATGACTCGAAGGATATAATGCGGTGGAATGCTATTAATGTATATGAAGATATTTTTAGAAATTTTATGACATGCGAAATAGCAATATTAGATCAAGATGGTGGATTTTTGGATCGTATACGCACCGAAGAAATGATTACAATCAAATTCAGAACTCCAGGAAAATCACCAAGAACACATTACTTTTATTTGTACAAAGTCAATCCGATTATCCCCCTAGACAAAATCATGGGTGCTCAATATGTTATACATGGAATCTCCGTGGAATTTTTTGCCAATTCTCTTAGGGCTTTTTCCAAATCATATTCTGGAAAAACAGAAGACATGGTTAGAGAAATTTACAGTGAATTTTTACTATCAAAAACAGAAAAACTTAAGAAAAAGTTATATCTTGGAAATATCGAAGATTCTAAAACAAAGTATGATATGAAATTTTCTTTTCCATATGTAAATCCCGTGGAAGCAATAAATCATATGGCATCTGTTTCTATAAACGAAAAGAACTCGTTTGCTTGTAATTACATATTTTATGAAAATAGGGACGGATTTTGGTACACCTGTTTAGAAGAGATATTCAAAAATCCAGACTTTAGCACTGAGGGAGCAGTAAGACGAACACACACCTATATTTCATCACAAACGCTAACAGAATCTTATCTTGATTTTTTGAAACATTTCAACAACACCATACGAGTAGAACCTCAAAACACCGGTGATAAAATCGTAGACACTATTGATGGGGTGTATGGTGAATACTTTTCAGAGTTTGATCTTTTATATAAAAAGTATACGCCGTATATCAATCCGGATAAAAATACAACTAAGTACCTTGATGTTAAACCGGCAGAGGGCCAGCGTTATTTAGACTACTTCGACAAAACAGCCCATGCCGAAAAGAGCATCAAACCACTTCTTTCAAAAGATAACGAAATATTTCATTACCCCTTGGGAAGAAATCGTGTGTGTTTTACTAATGGTGCTCTATATTCTGATCCTGTAAAAGATCCTAATAATTCGTCTAGAATCACAGGATGGAAATTGTACGACACCCATGAGGGAGAATATTCTTTTCTCCGAAGATCACAGATGCAACAGATAAACCTATTCACTGTTCAGATTACTGTTCCAGGAAATACAGACATTACGGTTGGAGACTCTGTTAATCTTAATGCTGCCATATACAGATCAGGTGACGGTACTTTTATTGGAGGCAAATACCTAGTGATCGCCGTAACTCATAAGATTATTCCATCGGGATATCAATCTGTTGTAACTCTTGCCAGAGACGGTGTTCGCTATAGGGAGTTTGATACTAAAACCGAAGGTAAAGCGGTATGATAAAGGATAAAATATGAGTGCAGTAGAATACATTTCTAGAAACGAATTTGTATGGTGGCAAGGGATGGTGGAAGATGTTCACGATCCGATGAAAGCCGGTCGGGTTCGTGTTCGTGTTATAGGTTGGCACAATCCCGACAAAGGCCAACTACCAACAACAGATTTGCCTTGGGCTCTCGCAATCATGCCTGTCACTAGTGCCAGCAGTTCTGGCATAGGGCATTCCAGCACAGGGCTTGTGCCTGGTTCATTGGTTATTGGTTTTTTCCGTGACGGTCAACTGGCACAGCAACCAGTGATTTTCGGCTCCATACTCGGTATTCCTCTAGAAGGACCACCTGGATCTTCGTTTGGCTATGGAGATCCACGACTGACTGTTGCCACTGGTGGTCTGTACAAACCCAACACCGCAATGCTTGGATCGAGTGGAGAGATTGGAAGATTCTCCCCACGATCGGGACACTATGTGGGAGAAACTTTTGATCCTGGAGAAGACCTTGGTTTGACCGAAGAAATCAAAAGCGTCGGTGGTATTGCCAAGTACGAATACGATTTCTATGGCAAAGGCATTATCCATGCCAATTCCGAATACGGAAATATCTATCCTCGTTATTGGGGTGGTCCCACAGGCAGCATATCACCAATAACCGATGTGAATGCGCTTGCGGGAGGCTGTGGACCAACTCATGGATCTAAAATCCTACAGGAGTATATTATTGATCGGGCATCCCTGGGAACTGTGCTGCCTGTTCCGAAGTTCCGTCCTGTTTATGAAATACCCCTAATGGGATATGATGTTCCTGTAACAGATCTTTTACAATCCTTGGACGGTGGTGGAATCAATGAAACCACCATCAAAAAGTTTGACTTGGGTGCTGGTGGTGGTTTCAGAACCGGAGACGACATCTTTGGAAAATATGGTGGACTGCCGCCGCTGCCTGATGGAGTTTCTTCTGGGAACGAGTTATTCGCATCGGCAGGAGATTTGGAAAATGCCGGAAATCCATTCTATGGGTTTGAAACTACAACTACCATGCGTGGAAACGAGTATTTCGAGCGGATATTCGGAGCAACAACAGAATACATTACAGTTGAAAGGGATCGTGAAGGAAATCCCAATTACATTGTAGACAAAGAGAATCCTTGGGTGTTTACACAGCCCCAAGGGACAACCCTTACACGGCAATATCCGTACAACCATGTTTACGAAACAGAATCTGGTCACATCATGGAGTTTGATGACACCAATGGCGGAGAGCGGATAAAGATTGCCCACAGATTGGGAACTTCCGAAGAGATAATTGAAGACGGCTCCAAGATAGAGCAAGTGATAAACGACAAGTATACCCGAATACTTGGGGACCACAACACTGTAGTGGGAGGAAACTCCATATTTTTTGGTGAGCGTGGATTCAAGGCAATTATTAATGCCGAAGCCATTTACTATCCACGGGACACGGAACTACAAGGCAGACCAGCCGCACTCACTCCACAAGGTGATACAGGTGACGATCCGTTTGTGTACGGTCCAGGATTCTTGGGAACCGCAGAAGTTGGTGGACCAGGTTGGTGGGATGGGGAAACCTATCCGGATGGTTCGACTCCTGAAGATTCCCAATTCTTTATAGATCCCCAGCGAGAGCGGGACATCTTTGGTGGAAATTACGAGTTAGACATACCCAGAGGAGTGAGCCTGGATCCTGGAATAACTTTCCACGGTGGCTATCGTGGCTTGCCTCGTATGAATTTTTTCAAGGGTGGAAATACGGACATCATCGTGGCATACGGAAATGTGAACCTCCATATCATGCGGGGGAACGCCAATGTTCGTGTAGACGATGGTGATATGAACTTGGAACTGCTTAATGGGGACATGAAATCTTATATCTCTGGAAACCACTTTCAAAGAATTGACGGGAGCGAAGTTCGTTATATTGCTGGCAATAAATATGATATTGTCCGTGGAACTGCTAGACAAATAGCACAGAATCAAGAAGTAACGACTAGAGGTGGTGTCGGAATACTGAACAACTATGTCTCGTTGGACTTTACTATAAGAAATATTGGAGGCGATTCTTCCCTGTCTAGCCCTAGCGGAAACGGTCCTGTTGCTGGTGCCGGAGGCGGAGGAAGCGATCAGGAATTGCGTGGACTGAACGAAGACATAGCCAACTTTGGAGGCCAAGTTCCACCAGTATTTCCTGTTGTTGGTGGGTTTGGCGGAGGAGGTCTACCATGAAAAACAGAAAACCTGATATTGCTTTTTCTGGCGTAGGTTTAACTCCAGAGCAAAGGGCATTCGTAAACTCGGTCATAAACGGCAAAGGGTTCAAAAATCCCATTGAAGATAAGATACGATCCCTGTATCGTTCAGTTGTTCGTGGTATAGAGCAGTTGAATGAACCAAACTTGTTTGGAGACGATAATCTGTCTTTGGATTATCAAGATCTTTTCCAGATGAAACTTGAAAATCTTCAAATTGCCATTGTCGAGTATTGGAAGCACTCCAACAAATTGTCTGGTGTCGTGGATTCTGAAATTCCTGAACTCGGCGAGTTTGATGCGATATACGCAACAACAACACCCCCACCACCACGGAAAAAGATATATGGAACCGACCGAACAGAATCCACTTCTCCTCTAGACAAAAATAAAGTCGGTTGTCTTCAGAATATAGCAGAATTTTACGATCGGCTTGTGACCTCTGTTAATTACTGTACTGCTAGATCAGAGATGAACCAGTCTCCAGATTGCGATTTTGCTCCATTCGGCAGCATACTCGGAGACTCAGATCGCATAATAAGTGGAGTAGACCGTGGAGTGGAATGTGGACCAGGCTGCTGTGATCCGTGTACACAACTCCCGTGTACGGGTCTTGAGCCTGTATGTTTTGGCTTGGATGGAATTGTGGATCACATTATTTCCATAAGAAATTCTGTTGGTGGTCAGCGTGGAATAGATTCGGCACTTCAGGTTGCCTATCAGTACTCTTTGGGTGTTGACAGATTGACCGCAGAGTTCCAGTGCCTTATTAATCGTGACGATCTGAATTACTGTAAAGAAACAAAATATGCCGAAAGATTCGCTCTTGCCCGCCGAATTGCGAATGATCTCGCACAGGGAGACAGCAATTTGGCACAGATAATGAATGTCATGTTTAATGACAGATTTGTCTTGAAAAAGCCTATCGCCCCTAGATTAATTCTGGATGAAAGAATTCGGAAAAAGATAGAGCAGTTACTACGTTCTAAAGAGTTGAGTCAACTAAAATATGACGAACCGGACGATACTTGTGGTTGCCCCGAATATTTCCCGCCAGATCCTCCAAAATTACCAAGAAGAAGACGACCAGGACTTCCGCCAGCACCAGTGGCTAGACCAAGAATTCCACCACCGCTTCCTCCTCCTCCGGCGAGATTCAAGGCTCCTCAACTTCCCAGTGCTATTCCTCCGCTTGTGGCCCCTCCACCTGCCATATTCATCTCTCCGGCCATAACGGACGAGGGAGGGCCAACAGAAGAAGAAGAAACCACCACACTGCCTCCAGACGGGACGGTAGAGGATGTCACCACCGAATCGCCACCTGGAAACGATGTGGGTGACGGAATTTTTGAATCCACGGTTTGCTGTATTGGAAGCATTGGTGGAGCGGGCACAGATTCGTCCTTGTCTAGTCATGCCGAGAGCAGCATAATAACAGGAGAATTTCGTGCCGGGTGTTTCCCGTGTTGTGATTCCAGTGGAGGGTTTAAACTTATTGCTCAACAAAGGGGAGGAAAATTTGGATTTTGCGAGCGTGGTGGCCTACAGATATGTGTATGCCAGGCAAAACGAAATCCGTCCAACCCGTGTTATACACCAGAAGGAGTGATGTCTCCACCCGGATCCAACCTATCTCTTGTAGGAGAGTTTAAGAAAGAACCATTGCCTCTTCAGTATGTTAGTCCGGAAGATTATTACGATGCGGAACTAGTCCCTACATAATACGATAAATGGAGACATTATGGCCGAAAGACCCCTTGTAATTAATGCCAAAGTTATAAACCTGCTTAATGCTGCTCCGGTAAGAAACTTACGGCCAGCACTGGGTTCGTTGATCCAGAGAAAAACACTGGATGTGGGGTGCTATCCGTTTCCGTTCATGGTCAATGAGCAGAATGTTCCATTGGACGGGCGGGTTGTTGGGGGTGTTACTCTGGACACACGACCTGTTCCGTATTGGTGTTCCGAAAATGCGTATGCCACAAAATACGGGGACGCCACCTATAACAACGGGGACATAGTATGGTCTGGTGGAGCGGGGGGAATTAAACAAAAAGGAACCGGTAATTCTGGAATCATTATTCCTAATGCTTTCCGATACGATTCTGTTCTGGGTGTCACCTATCCCACACGACGGGTAAACATGTCCTTTGTGGGAATGGAAGAAACAGTTCCCGTGGAATGGGAAAATCTAAAGAATGCCTATTATGCCGGAGGGGTCACTTTCACAGGGGAAGACGGGGTGACTCTAGGAATAGCCTCCAATGTGCTTTTCAAGGTATGGACAGGTCTGACATTTGAACAGAGAACCATCGTGGGGGGTAGTGGTGTAACCTATGTTCTTAAACCCATGAGCAATTACATTTTGGGTGGAGGCACATACAGCCAGTCTTTGGCCCTGTACAACTACCAGTGCCTGGATCAGATATTCAATTCTCCGTTCATAACCCAAGTGGGAGGAGATCCCAATACTTTTTGGGAAGGCAGCGGATACGGATTGTCTTTCGGGGTGAGTGCTGGTACTACCGGTGAGTTGTTTCTCCTTAACGCAGTTTATGCCGGAAATAATCCAAACCTTGCGGGATCATATTACCTTGAAAATGCTGGCTCTTGTGCTGATTTTCCGTACAGCCAGTTTTTCTTAGGGGCCACTGCGGGATCGACATTCTCGGGCAGACAACTGGCAATAAACATGGCTGGTGCTGGTGGGGTGGTTCCGTTTTTGAGGGCAGACGAACCGTATCCTGGAAGAAGTTTTATTGATACTATGGCATTAATATTGGGAACAAACCAAACCGTAGTCACGCTGGTGACTGGCGGAACTGCCTCTATACGCAGCATTGATTTTAACAATCCATGCTCTTCTTCTTTGCTTTATCGTGAAGACACGGAACTTGGTCGTTGGGGTTATGACATTGAAAGAATAAATCTGGAATACCAAACAACACCCCCACCAATACCCACGGATTTTGGATGCCATATAGGATCGTTCATAGAGTATATGAGCGGACCTACTGCTATACAAAATGGATTGTACCACCCGCTTTCCCTGATGTTCTGGAGGCAGATCAGTAGTGGAACAGATGTTCAGGGTACTATCAACGATTATGTTGGAGATGATCCCCTTTCTAGTGAGCCTGTAATTAACAAGTTAGAGGGCATACACGACTACTTGTGTTACGAGTATTACTCTGGGAGTACCTTGGAGTCCCGTGTTTACTATCCCATAAGACCCATAACAAAACAGTGGTATGATTCTAATTTTATTCCTGCTTACAACAGCAATGGTGGAGGAGATTCAGAAACCGTGGGAGGGTTTGGAACCACTCTTGAAAACAAATTCTCGGTAGGTTTTCCTGAAGCGTTTAGGGGAGATGGATCTGTAAATGATCCCATAAGCCTAAAATATTTGGAAGAGAATCCAACCAATACAAATACGAATTTCGATTTTGTGGGAACATCTAGTTTAACGGGGGTCACGGGTGTGGCTTTCCCGTATATGATTCCAATCTTTACTTATGGAATGAAAGGAATACCTAATAAAACCCTTGATATACAGGGAGAGTTCCAAAACTTTGAGTCGTCGTGGAACAGAGATCTCTTCGGGGTGGGGGATGAATCACTAAATTCGGAACTGTATCCGTATTATGCCGATGGTGTTTCTTCGGGAGCAGATTTTCGTAGTGATGCGATTTCTCCATACAATTTTGAAACACTAGATGGTAAACACAACTTCAGACTTTACTCTTGGGATGCCCTGAACAAGATTTCTCCAAATGACACATCCGGATCTCCCGTAAGAAGTTCTTTCTCCGCTCTCCCTGAAGGCGACGGGTTGGGCAGATTGACTTATAAACAAACAGGAGCAAATCAGAGGATAGAAATGGACGGAACCGAAGTTTCGGTAGACCCACTACTGTTTCCTCCCGCTGTATTGCCCAGTGAACCAATTAGTGGATTAAAAGTAAACGGTATTAATCTGGGTTGTGATGCGTATGTTAATCTTGTTCGGTATGCGAATTCTGTGTCACTAGACAACACAACACCTGGTCTGACAGCCAAACGAGTTCTTCTGGCTTCCAAAGATTTGAGCGATTCTACACAGACCTTTGCCGAATTTGAGGGTGGTTCCGAATTTTTGGATGATCCCCAACAAGTATTTACTAGAACTGGAGATGCCCCTAACGCATCCAACAATTTCTATACTCCTGTTCCTGACAGTGGTGATTTATCCTCTGGCGGTAATTTCTTCTTTAGAACGGCTGGTTCCACTCTTACTGTATTCGGTGGCTCTTACTACCTCACACCATCAGACTATGTGACCAAATACGTGGGTGGAACTGAATTTGCTGGAAACTGGTGGGAAAATGTCTCAGTCCCCCCAGATCAAATTGATGGAATAGCAGCACTAATTTCTGAGTTGCTGTCGGCTCCGAATCCTGGAGATGTCTGGTCGTCAGATACAACCACTAATCTTTTTAAAGGAAGTCCATACAATTTCGAGTCAGAAGCCCCAAATGGGACAGGGGGTATTGCTGCTGCGTTGGGAGGAGAAAATCGTTTACACCCAGCATTTGTGTATCGTTTACTGACATCCTCTGCTCTGGGTTCTAATCCTTTTTATACTGAGAGTTGTTTAGAAAGTTGGTCTTATGGGGGTACTCCTTGTCATAAAGTCCCCGACATAATTGAACCTTTTTATTCTGGATTTGACTCTTATTTTGGCAGTGGGGCAACAGGATGTGGACAATACGGGCAAGATGAAGTTGATGAAAATTCTTATTTGGATTTCTTCTATAGGTGTAGATTGGGGGATGATGTCTTCTCAGAAAGAGTCTATGCCTATTCTGCTGCTTACTTTAATCCTGGACTGAACTCTCTATATTCTTACCAAAATGAAGGCTGTAATACCAGCGGGGGAGGAATACCAGATCCACCGGCAGGAGCCACCCTTACCCCATTCGGCCTTACTTTTGCCTCAGCCCTTGCTGCGGTGGCCGGAACGGACATAAATTTCGGGGACCAAAGCCAAACAGGTCGTTTGGCCGTTAGAAATGTGTTTGGTTTTTCGGGCAATACGGCAACCACTCTGCCAAACGGAAGCAACAACAGTGTTGGAACGCCTGTGTCACAGTGGCTTCAAGAGAAATTGGAATCTCTGTTCGAGTTCTATAACGAAAACTATCCCGCAACAGATGCTCCCACCAGAGCAAAAGTAGAAAAAGTAAACAGATTCTTTACGGCTTTATACGGACAAGATTTTACGGATTACGAAGCGGGTTTACAAAACAGCAAGACTTACAAGTTATGGGCAATCAAGCCACGGTGTTTAGAAGAAATGGATGCCGATTGTCTGGCTCTTGCGAGGCAACTATTAAACAACACTCAAACAGCAGCAGCCACAGACGGTGGAAATTACATCTTCCGTGATCCCAAGCCTCCTGTGGACAAGTTGACACGGCAAAAAATATCAGACTTACAGAGGTCAAACATATCCCCAAACAGACCCATAACCACATCTGATATTACACCAACCAATGACGGGTTCCTTAGTGCTTTCCAAACAATATATGTGGAACCACTGGGCAAAGCCCCTAATGTGCTTGCGACACAGGCACAGGCGGTTTCACGGGCAACAATACGGAGCACCGTTTTCGGAAAACTAATATCCGTGATAGACAGCCGTGGCATGTTGCGGGATGCCAATGTCATAACCTTGGAATCAGGTTTCGGAACAAAGATCACGGGAAGCAGTGGGGGCAATGCCATAACAATCTCTGTGGAAGGCTTGAGTCTTGGCAGTCTAAACGACGTGTCTTCCGTTGCTGCCACCGATGGAGATGTGCTTTCTTATGATTTGGTGAACGCCCGTTGGATCAATCGTTCCCTGTACGACCTGAACGATATTCACAGTGGAATGCCGTATATCTTTTCAGGAAATACCCAACCTTTGTTTAATCTGAACATCGGACAGGTGGGTGGAGCCGATCTTACCACAGTTCTTGCCAATGCGGGAACCCTGAAGTTCAATGGCAAGCCTGAAAAGACCCCCACCGAGGTGTACTTCTCGGTTTCAGACGCCAACGGCAACAACCAGACCGGACTATTCAACCGTTTCGGTACGGGAGTGGCAGGAACCTTGCTCCTGAAAAAGTTCGGCGATCCCAATACTTTCTACCGTTTCCAAGTGGACGGGTTGACAGGTCCGTATGCCACTGCTCCTGGAGGGTCGGCAGCGGACACAGGAGTACAGGTGTCCCTGATAAACTCTGGTACAGGAACCCTTTCTGAGGGCGATCGCCTGACGGCATTCCTGTTCCTGGAGCCTGCCACCAACCGTGTAAACTTCTACTACCAAGCCCTCCCGCCCACGGGCGCAGGCGTGACGGGCGGTAGCAGGTGGATGAACTCTGAAACAGGCACGGAATATATCTACATTAATGACGGTGACACAAATCAGTGGGTACAGGCGGTGTAACTGTGGCTCTAAACTTTCCCACCAATCCCACTCCCGGTTTTATCTACACCCATGGCAGTCGTTCTTGGATTTGGAACGGCTATGCCTGGGATGTCTATCAACCGTATAGTATAAATATCGACGGTGGTCGGGCAAATGAAGTCTATGGAAGCCTTCCAGGGATCGACGGGGGAACCGCATAAATGGCACTACGAATACAGGTACGGAGGGACACAGCCCAAACTTGGACTGCGGTCAACCCCATTCTTGCCATTGGCGAAATCGGTTACGAAACCGACACCAATAAACTCAAGGTAGGAACAGGTCTTACCGCATGGGTATACCTGCCGTATATCACCGGCGATGGGGGTATATCCGGAGACTATATTTCTACAATTAATGGTGCGACTGGTCCCATAGGGCTGTCGGCTGGTCGTAATGTGGAAATCACGAAAACGGGCAATACCTTTACCATAGGCTCGATTTTCGGGACTACGGGGGCATGGGGAGCGTTCTGGGACACACGCATACAGACGAATGTTGCTGGACAAAACGGTTCCAATGTGGTGATGTTCAACAGCGGAGACACCGCTAGCATTGGTGTCACGGTTGCGGGACCGTCTGGTTCCCATCTGAAAGTTCTACAGGCGGGCGTGTACAATATTCAGTTCTCTGCTCAACTGAGTAAAACTTCATCAGGAGTAGACCAGGCATATATCTGGTTCCGAAAAAACGGCACAGATATTCCCGATTCCAATACCACGGTTGAACTAAACGGAAACAATAGCGAGGCGGTGGCCGCATGGAACTACATGTTGCCCCTGGAAGCCAACGAGTATGTGGAACTAGTATGGTATACCGACGAGCCCAATCTTAGCCTGTTCGGACAGCCAGAAACGGTTTCAAGTGGTGTGACTCTCCCCGGGATTCCATCAGTCATAGGAACCGTACAGCAGGTCACTTTCAACCAGGTCGGACCAACTGGTCCCACAGGACCACAGGGATTGGTGGGTCCGGTTGGAATTGGTCTACAGGGACCAACAGGATCGACTGGACCAACTGGACCAACCGGTCCCCTCGGACCAACCGGACCCACTGGTGCCACGGGTGTGGGAATATCGGGAGCCACCCTTTCTAATTATAATTTAGTTATAACCTATACAACCGGAGCCACAGCCGATGTGGGATATATTCGTGGAGCCACAGGAGCACAGGGCGAAGCGGGAACTCTTAGTGAAACTTATGTCAGGAGTATAAACGGAATTACAGGAAATGTGGTTGTAACAGGAACCACAGGTCAAATCGATGTTACTACCATTACAGACACGGGAGTTGTTCCCAAAGGGATTACCCTGGGATTTCCGACAAATGTAAAAATACTGGGAAGTCTAAACATTGGTGGAATAACCCTTTCGGCAAGCGGGGGCGACCTTCTTGTCAATGGTGGCCTCTGGAGCCTCGGAAACATATATAACACGGGCAGTCTAAATGTGGACGGTCTGATCATTACAAAAACCGGGTTTAGTGGATTTACTGGTGACAGTGACATTGAACCTATAGAAGCAGTTCTGCTTGATGGAGGCGAGTTCTAATGGCAACTATTAGATTTAGACGGGGCGATAGCAATCCTACAGCAGCCATTCAACCTACCGGGATCACCATGGGTGAGCCCGTATTCAATAAAGAACTAAACACATTCTGGATCGGGGGTAGTGGTGGTGTTGACGGCTTTACGGCCATATGGGTGGGTGCGGAGATTGAGAACAATGTAACCTGGAATAGCCCTAGCCAGTATAAACTTGCGACACAGGCTGCCATTGCTTCCCAAATCAACACTATTGTTGGTGCTTCGGCGGGCGTCCAGACCATTGAAGGTTTGTCCGGTCAAATTGATCTTATATTTGGAACGGGCATTTCTGGTTCTACGAGTGCCGGTACAATTACTCTAGAAAATACCGGTGTTACCCGCTTGGGTCTTAGTGGAGACTGGCGGACTCGTGGAGTTACGAATTTTGGCGGTGCTGCCACGGGTGGAGTGACCCTTGGAAGTGAAGTTTGGGCTGGAAATGCCACTCCTGCGATAAACTCAGCCCAATTAAGTAGTGGTAAATTTGGTGCTATTACAAATTCCACAGTACTCACAGGAAAGAGTCCTATGGAAATATTGGAATTAATGCTTATAGATTATTTGACACCCACACTCAGCAATCTTATTATGGGTTTTGTTAATGCTTCTTCCACAAACAATACTGCTACTAATCTTGCTTTTGGAATGACTGCGGACAGTAATGGTACTAGTTTAGTCTCTTGGAGTTATAGCAATCCAACAAATATAGCAAGCGGCGGTGCTACCCTTTCTGCTTCCACTTCAACACTTGTTTCTGGATCTAATGGTACACTATTAACACCCGCCTCTATTCCATCTGCTACTGGTACTGATGGTGGTCAAAACATATCATTTACTCCGGCTGCTCATTATGTGGGAATTACCGTAGCCAGTACCACAGCCACATCCAGTGTTGCGTTCACGCTGACAGCCAAACCGACACAGGGTTCTAATATTACAACATCAAGAACTTACAGATGGTATCCAAGAATATATCATGGATGGACAACAGATCCAGGTTTGATGTATCCTCCAGATTCGTGGAAGAGAGATAACAACTTAGCAAATGGACTTACTACAGGTGCCCTTATGGGAACTCAGAGCATGACCGTAAACGACCCCGACGGGGGTTACTCATGGACAATGCCAAACACCCCCGGTGATGGTAATACTCCCAATTATGTGTATTTCTGGATTCATTCCCATTGGTTACCAGGAGTAATTAAAGACGCTGTTTCTGGTGGTAATGATTTTGCCATAGACACAGACATTGCAGGAACTCTGGTCACAGGTCTTACTATTGATAATGGGTACACAGCAACTTACAGAAGATATAGATCACAGGACTTATTGACTTCGGCAACAATAGCACTTAGAGATGTTTGATTGAAGTAAAGGAATAACAGATGCCAACACCCTATGTAGGAACAGTAAAATTATCAGGTAGAATATCTCCATCAAATATAGAGGATGTTTATCCTGTATTCGATCCGGCGACAGGATTAGGTAGTCTTCGTACTGTAGGTACAACTGCCGAACGGGATGCTATTACTTCCCAACGTCGGCAAATAGGCATGGTGGTGTATGTCACAGGCGGTGCGGCGGGAGAGACTGGATACTATGCCCTTATAGGGTCTACCACAGCAAATACCAGTTGGACCAAGGACTTCCGCATCGGCACTGGCGGAGATGCCATTGGTAATCTGTATGTAAAGACCTTTAATTCAGCAACTGGAGATATTCTTCTTGTTGCCGGTACTGGAATAACTGTTGGAACCGATGTCGCAAATAAAACAGTAACGGTGAACAACAACGGTGTTCTACAGATCACCAATGGCAATACTAATACCTACGGTATTCGTGTGGCCAGTGGGGGAACCGGAACTGGTGGAGTTCTCCTTGAGAATACAGGCGTTACGCACACGGTTGCCGGGTCGGGAATAGCCCTTTCAGGCAACTTCTCTGGTGCCAGCGGAACCGTGACTATCACCAATACCGGTGTGACGGGAATGACGGCTTCGGCTGGTTCTGGTATTCGTCTGACCGGGACTACAGGCAATATTACCATAACCAACATCGGTGTTACTGGACTCGGTACTAGAGACTCGTTTATATCTCTCAGCGGAAGCACAGGTAGTATCACCATAGGAAATGAAGGTCTTCACTCTTTCAATGGAGAAACCGGCGCTATAACTTTTACTATATCGCCGAGTGTAGATAATGGAAACGGCATAAGAGTTGATGATAACAGTACCGGAAAGTCAATAGACTTTACGGTAGTTAATACAGGTGTCACGGGGATTGCTGCTGGTTCTGGTGTGTCTGTTTCTGGGGCCACAGGAAGAGTAGTAATCTCCAGTACTGGTGTCACTGGAATCACAGCCCAAGCCGGTTCTGGTATTTCTATATCTGGAACCACAGGCAACATCACTATAACGAACATTGGTGTAACAGGACTGTCTTCATCTGAAGCACTGGGTATAAGGTTCAGCAGTAGCACCGGAAATATTACTGCTACAAACGTTGGTGTTACTGGCATTCGGCAAGGAAGCAATATCAGTCTCAGTGGTGGACCCACAGGAGATATCACGGTTGCAGTAACCACAGACCCAACTTTCTCTGGTAATGTTGTAATCGGTGGAAATCTTAATGTTGCCGGAAACTTCACCGTAAATGGCACTAGTACAATAGTGAACACCAGCACACTTTTCGTAGAAGATCCCGTGATTTACATCGGAGGCGTATCTGGCGGTGGGGAACAAACCTCAGACGACAATCTGGATCGTGGTATTGCTTTCTCATACTATGACACCGCAGGAAGAACAGGCTTCTTCGGGTGGGATGATAGTGCCTCTAGATTTATCTTTATGCAGAACGGAACTCTTGCCGGAAACACGGTAAATCCAACCACATACGGGAGTGTTCTTGCTGCTAACTATGAAATAGCGGCTGGTGGAACATTAAATTTCAAGGATGGCGATGGAGGCCAAACAGGAAGTCTCTCCGTAGCGGGCAATCTCACAGCAAACAGAACATACACCCTACCAGACGTCAGCGGACAACTACTAGTTCATGGTATGATTTATGCCGGAACTGGAGTAACCATAGACAGTGCCGCAGCGGGAGTAACAGTAAACAACAATGGTGTTCTACAGGTATTGAACTCCAACGTTCTTGGTGGCACTTATGGAATAAGTAGAAGTAACACCACTGGTACTGGTTCATTCTTCCTTATAAACACTGGTGTGACTCATATCAGTGCTGCTTCGACATCCAATACATCAGGGATCTCTGTATCTGGTGCAACTGGCACAGTCACCATAACCAATACAGGTGTTACAGGTATTTCTGCTGGAACTGGACTGAGTATAACTCCAGCCGGTGGTACAGGTAGAATCACTCTTACTAATGAAGGTGTTCTGTCTTGGAATGGTTTGACCGGCAATCTTCAAGGAGTGAGCGGGATACGAGGAACTGATTTCAATATTATTGCTGTAAATGAGATATACACGGCAGGCACAGGATCTACAGCGTATGGGTTTGGACTGACTGGCGCAGTACAACTATACTTACCGCCGGTGGTCAAAATAGGACAACCAGACACCGAACTATCAGGTTGTGCCAACGTTGGACTTTTGGTGGAAGGTGAAGCAAGAGTTTTGTTCCCGTATATCTTGCTTGGATCGACTTTCGCTGGTCTGACCGGAACTGCTTTCAATAGTGACGGGGCTCTAGACCGTGGCGAAACTGCGGACATTGGTATTGATTTCAAGTATAACGACCAAAGCCCGACACCAGATACAGTAAAAAGAGGGTTCTTTGGTTTTAATACAAAGAACAGCAGATTTACCCTAAAGTTTAACGGACAAAGAATATATGGCGACAGAATAGGGGCAGATGCTAGTGGTTCTCTTTACTTTGACGGTGGTGGGGTAGAAACTACTGTTTCTACACGACCTCCTGTACTTGGAACTGGAGCACCAATTCCAACTACCTCTACCACTAGCACCACAGCAGAGCCAAGTACGAGCACAACAAGCACAACAAGCACAACAAGCACAACAAGCACAACAAGCACAACAAGTACAACAAGTACAACTACAAGTACAACTACTACTCTTCCGCCAACCACTCCGTTCCAAACAGTAACACCATGTGATCCTCCAGGATCTACTCACGGGACAAGATTTCAGGGAGCGATAGGTGGAGCGCATTTCCGAACTCTTCACATAGGAGCAAAACCACTATATGGAAATGGAAATGAATTCTATGATGAATGGGTTACTGGTAGAATTGGAGTTTGGGGAGACGACGAGGAAACTCAAAACTATGGAGATCTTACTCAAGATCGCTTCTGGGGTTTTGGAAATTATAGCGGAGCAATACCAACTCCACAAGACTTCGGTGGTGCTGGACAATTCCTTATGTCCACAAACACTACGGGTGTGTGCGCAGATCAACAACCAGTCTGGACTTATCTACAACTTGGTAGGGACACAGACGGTCAGTATATTTCTACAATAACAACAGGAACTGGATTACAAGTCGAATTAACTAGTGGAAGTTATTATTGGGATAGTACCGCAAATATTACTCTTTCCACCATTACCAGCGGGCTAGACTTTGAGTTGTTCGGATTTACTGCTAACGAGTTTGTAAATACTGCTGGTGTTGTGTCTCTGGGTATAATTGACGGAGGAGTGTATTGATCCCCTATACATAATGTAAACAGGAGTGCGGCGTAATATGGATTTGACAAACAAGAATTACAATGAAGCAGTAATAATTCCTTATCTTGAAAAACGGTGTAAAGACCTGCTGTTCATGTCTCTGGTTATGGAAGCCCAACTGTTGGCAGAGAAAGAAAAAAACAAGGATATGCAGGAGTACATCGCTACTCTGCTTGTCAAATTAGATGGGCTCCGTAAAACAAAAAAGGGGAGTAAGGTGGAAGAGTCTCTTCCGAATGATGATACATACTAATCCGTAACATGTGGAGTCTTTGGCATGGCAACAATCAAACCTAAACGAGGCACAGGCGCACCCACAGGGTTGGTCCAACACGAACTGGCAGTAAACACTGCTGGTCGTATCATTTATTTGGGCAATACCGGTGGAACTGGAGACATTGTTGCTTCGCATACTACGGTTCGTGGCCTGAGCGGAACTGTTGGGGTTAGTGCCGGCAACGGAATAGCCATAACCAATTCTGGAAATTCATTCAGCATAGCACTCAACGCTGGTTTAAGAGAACTTTCAGACACGAATATAAGTCTGTCTCCAACTCTTAATGATGGTCTTGTTTGGAAAGGAACAAGATGGCAAAACACCCCAGTTGTTCTTTCTCTCAATGGGGGTGCGGGAGATGTCACCGCAGTCACTTCGCTCGCCGCCGCAGCAGGCATTTCGCTTTCTGGATCATCAGGCGACATTACTGTTGAAAATATAGGTGTAGTTCAGACAAATGCGGGCTTGGGTATTTCTGTATCTGGAGCCACGGGAACAGTAACAATAACCAACACTGGTGTCACTCAAGCAGTTGCGGGTTCTGGTATTAGCGTATCTTCCGCTACGGGACGAGTTACCATTACCAACTCCGGAGTAAGAGCCGCAGCCGCAGGTGCGGGAATCTCTATCTCTGGAACCAATAGCATAACCATAACCAATCAGGGAGTGAGATCTCTGAACGGTTCAACCGGAGATCTTCAAGATGTTTCTGCCCTATCAACAGACGCATCAGGGATTTATCTGAGTGGAAGTACAGGAAGCATAACAATACGAAACACTGGTGTGTTTAGTGTTGTTGCGGGAAACAGCGGTATTGGGGTAAGCACAATTGCTGCTTCAGACAATCCTCAATATGTTACGATTACTAATACTGGTGTTACTCAGGCTGTTGCCGGATCAGGAATCTCCGTGTCTGGTGCTACAGGAGCCGTAACCATCACCAACGCAGGCGTGACCGGCATACAGGTTTCTGGAGGAACCGCCGCTACAGGAGGTATAATCCTTGCCCAAGGGTCTAATGTAACCATAACACAATCGGGCAACACATTTACCTTTGCTGCCGAACTCTCGGGTGCGAGCGCAGGCGTGACCACACTCAACGGGCTGAGTGGAGCAGTAGTGCTTGCCGCAGGCACGAATGTAACCATCACACCATCAGGAAATACTCTGACTATCGCTGCCGAACTCTCGGGTGCGAGCGCAGGCGTGACCACCATACGAGGATTGAGCGGAACGGTGGGTGTAAGTGCAGGTTCTGCGATTTCTATCACAAATTCGGGCAACACCTTCACAATAGCCAATACAGGAGTTTGGTCTTTTAATGGATCTACTGGTAATGTTGTCTATGTTGCTCCTGAACCTCCTGTCAATAGCGTGTCGGCAGGAACAGGTATATCTGTTCTAAATGATGGGGGAGACATAACCGTAACAAATATCGGTGTGGTTTCTTTTGGCAACAGTACAACATCAGGTGGAACCTACGGAATCCGTGTAAGCGGAACGACCGGATCAGGTGTATTTCTCACGAATACAGGTGTGACCACGGCTGTTGCGGGATCAGGCATTTCCGTGTCTGGTGCTACAGGAACCGTGACCATAACAAATCAGGGTGTGCGATCTTTCTCTGCTAGTACAAGCACTCTTGATACTGTTCAGAATTTATTAGTCACACCATCTTCTGGTACTGGAGATGTTTCTTTGTCTTTTGATGTGATTGCTGTAAAAACCGTTACTACTAGTGGTTCAGGAATAAACGCATCAACAGGTACTTTAGCAGACGAAGAAGGCGGTTATGTCGTTACTATATCCAACACTGGTGTCCATGCCATAAACAATCCCAAAACGGCCAGTGGTGGAACATACGGAGTCCGAGTCACTGGAAATACAGGCTCTCTAGAAATCATCAATACTGGTGTGACTTTTGCTCAAGCAGGATCAGGAATCTCCGTGTCTGGTGCGACTGGAACCGTGACCATCACCAACACCGGACTTACAGGGATAGCCAAGTCTGGTGGAGCATATGCCACAGGAAATGTTACGCTTGTAGAGGGCTCCAATATAACCATAACCCAATCGGGTTCTACATTCACCATAGCCTCTAGTGGCGGTGGAGGTGGCGATGTTTCCTCTGTAAATGGAGCCACGGGAGCCATAACCCTTGTGGGTGGCACGGACATAAGCATAACCCCGTCAGGTTCCACATTCACCATCGCCTATACAGGTGTCGGTGGACCAGGTGGTGGAGTATCAACGGTAAACGGATTGAGTGGTGCTGTAGGTCTAGCAGTCGGGCTTGGCCTGACCCTGACCTCTTCAGGAAATACACTAAATATAGCAGGACTCACGGCATCCACATCGCAGATCGGAGTTGCTTCGTTTGACTCCACAAACTTCTCGGTGTCTGGTGGAGTGGTGTCTATAACTGCTATAAATGGTGGAACTTTCTGATATGCCTAGAGAAGAAATCATACAGATAAAATACGGACTGACGGCAGGAACTAGACCCAGTAGCCTTCTGCGTGGTGAACTGGCCGTGAACCTTGCCGATCTACTGGCATTCGTCGGGAATGACCTGGGTGCTGCGGTGCCCCTGTTGGGCAAGGACTATCTTCTTGCTTCCGCATCCTACGACACCGATACTTCAGGCATTACCGTTCCCCAACTAGCGGAGTTTGTGGAAATCGTTGGATGCGGGGGCGGTGGTGGTGGCGGAGGCGGGTCACGAAGCAATGCGGGATCAGGAGTAGGAGGGGCAGGGGGCGGTGGTGCCCAAGGCGGTTCCGTATTTTTCCCTCTGGATGAACTAGGGATTACCGCAGGTTCGGTGCTGCGAGTCGTAATTGGAACAGGTGGTGTGGGAGGAGCGGGCACATTCACAAGCGGCACACAGCCCACAACCGCCGGCAACAACGGGTCTTCAACTTTTCTACAATCCAACAACGGTTCAATTACCTATATGGAGTTTCCTGGAGGCCGGGGTGCGCCAGTCGTAGCCAACAACGGCACTGTGACCACGACGGATTACGGGTTTGTCCCACGATTCCGAAAATTGATACAGGGTGATGGAGGCATATCTAATATACCCACGAGCACCAGTCCATCTCCTGTGGGGAATGGAACCCCATCAGTATGGGGCGGTGGCGGCGGAGGAGCCGGGGCACAAGTGAATGCTTCGGGCACGAACTTCTACAATGGCACAACTGGTGGTGGATTGAATCCGTGGGTAATTGTTATTAATGGTGGAGGCGGAGGAACGCCCGGCACTGGTTACGGAAACAATGCTAATATCACTGATGCTCCTGCCAACGGAACTACAGGCTGGGGCGGAGGTGGTGGAGGAAGCAGAAATGCCCCAGGTGTGGCAGGAAGAAACGGTGGGAACGGTGCGGACGGTGGACCCCGTGGTGGAGGCGGCGGTGGTGGAGGTGCTCTTCGGAGCAGCAGAACCGACTGTCGTCCAGGAAATGGTGGCACTGGCGGAAACGGATACATTACCCTGCGATGGTGGGGACTGGTTGGGCAAACGGTATACGGAAAGGTTCCTCTGCGATGAGCGACATTCAGTTTTATAATAGTATTGTGGCAGGCACAACCTCGGCACTGAGTACCGGGGAACTAGCAGTCAACATAGCGGATCGTTCCCTGATGATCGGCAACTCCGCAGGCACGGCTGTTCGCCTGAACGCTTTCAAGTATTTTCTGTCCACACGATACGATACAACTACTTCCGACATCCCTGTGCCTGCGGGCGCAAAGTTTCTTGAGATTATTGGCTGCGGTGGAGGCGGCGGTGGTGGTGGAGGTTCTACGGTCAGACAGGCAAACATGACCGCATCAATAGTACAGACTTTCGGAGGCGGTGGAGGAAACGGTGGACAGGGGGGAAGATTTATCTTTTCTATTAGTGAACTGGGAATGACGGCAGGAGTATCTACTGTTCAAGTAAATATTGGTGCTGGTGGAGGCGGAGGAGTCCCTGCCACGGCTGCTAATACCAATAACAATGGAAACGCAGGATCGGACGGAAACAGCACTTGGGTTCAACGACAGGGGGATGGCATAACCCAAGCATTTGTGATTTTCCCTGGAGGTATTGGTGGTCTTGCGGGTATTCGTGGAACATCGACACTAAACACCCCTGTAGAAAAATCTGGAACAGTGTTTGACGGAATCCTGGGAGAATACGATCCACAACTGCCCGATGATTTTCGTGAATACTGGGGAGGTGAAGGTCGAGGCGGACAGTATATTGGCGGAAACACCGCAGTAACCTTTCTGTACGGTCCTACTGGATATGCCTCTCTGTACGGAGGAGGCGGTGGCGGCGGCGGCGGCGGTGGATATGTTTTCCTTGTGGGAGGCGTATCGTACGGAGTGGCTCTGGGCGGAGGCTATCCCGGAACTGGTGGAGCGTTCATAAATAATGTGGCAAATACAGACATAACTCCTGGAACTGTTTCAGGGTCTACCACGACTTTCGCATCTGGTGGAAACACAGGGACGTATGGTGGTGCTGGTGGTGGGGGCGGTCCTGGAGGATGGACAGCAGAAATGGCAAAAACTGGAGGAGACGGTGGTGCTGGAGGTGGTGGCGGCGGAGGGGGAGGAAGCCTACGATTCTATGATGCCACCGCAGGACAACCGGGCACAGGCGGTCGAGGCGGCAGCGGTTATGTAATACTGAGGTGGTGGTGAATGTCTAGAGAAGACACAATAATCATATACAACTCCATTACTGCGGGAGCCGTGCCTTCGGGTCTGAGCCTGGGAGAAATTGCGGCCAATAGTGCCGACCAGAGGTTCTATGTGGGAATATCTGGCAGTACCGCAGCACTCTTGTCCCCTTTCACAAGCGGAAACTCTATATCGTCTACACGATACGACTCTTCCAACGCATCCATCCCTGTTCCGGGCGGAGCGGTTCTTCTTGAAATCGTTGGGTGTGGT